GAGATTCATGAGCGTCTCGTGGGCTCGGAGATGTGTATAAGAGACAGGAGTATGACTTGACTTTTTTGTAAAAATGTGCTACAATAGTTATAATAAATAATAGAACCGAGGTGAGAAAAATGGCTTGGTCAGAAATGAGTTATAACAGAAATTTTTTTGATGACACACTTGACGAAGATACAATTCGTCATAAGAAGTCATTAAGTGAATCATATACTTTGCGCTTACAGAAACGACAAGAGATGGAAAGTAAGCGTCAAGAGCGACTAAAGAAGAAGTACAAGGGTGAGCAACAATGAGCCTAACAAATCAAATTCATGCTTATTCGGTGGGTACGGACGCATTTTATGATGAATCTGAGCAATTTATTCATAAGCGTTTATTGAAACTGTATAAGCTACGAGCAGTTAATCGCAAGTATAAAGAAAAAGAAACTGAATATTCATGGGGCACAGCGTGTATCAATCGTGTAATTAAGAAAGAAAAAGAGCAACTTGAACAATTACTCAATAAGCGTTTGGAAAGTACCGAACCACGCACAATGAATCCAGAAGTTTTGAAGGATAAAAATGTTATTTCATTGTTTGTTAGTTCGCTTACTCGCGCTATTGGAATTGAACACAATCAGTTGTCTGAAGATATTTTTGTTATCAGCGTTTATTTCTTTCAAGTATTTCATAACATTGTTCGTGATGGGTTTATATATAACGGAGAAAAATATATTTTTCTTACGGCTTCGGCAGGACAAATACGCACAAAGAAAGCAGTTTTTATAAAAGAATCGACTTTTAATCGCATTAAGATGCGAATGATGTGCGGACTAACTGTTGAAGAAATTAACGAAGCTGGCGGCACAAATGAGAATAAGTTTCTTGCTTATCTTGCTCTTGGTAATTCTGCTACAGATGTTTGGGAAGATTTTGATATTGATAAGTCGATTGTAGTTGATGACTTTGAAACAGAAATTCAAACTGAGGTTGACCACATTTCTGCTGATTATAGCATTAAGCGTGAAGTTACAGGTACAGTAATTCCTCACATGGATGGTTGCGGAATAATGTTGGATAAACCTACAAGAATGGTGCGCGCTCCGTGGGTCAAGGGTTTACTCGTACATTTTCCTTTTGACAAGTTTATTCAAGAAAAATGTGGCGGTAAAGCAATAGTAACTGATATTTACGGTCAAGACCATGATATTCTTGCTGAAGATATTCGATATATTTTCACAAAAAGTCAGTTTAAGATGTATAAGTTTTATCAATCATGGGAAGATTACAAACAAAAGTTTAAGCAATATCGTTGTGAAGCGTGCTATTGTAATATGGAAGAACAAGATATTCCTCGCGCCAGAATCAATTATCAGATGCTTCAAACGCTTACTGATATGACCGATGAAGAAATTGCTACATTGACCAAAGAAACAGTTGAAGAAATTGAAGCTATTGGTAATGATTTTCAAACTTCTATGAAATTGATTGGCGCAACTTCATATAACAAAAATCCAAGTTATGTGCAAGAAGCGTTAATGATTTATCCAGAACTTATGCGTGACCAGTATAGCCGTGATATTTTGAAAGAAACTAAAAAGAGTTTGATTAAGCAAGCAAAGTCAGGGCGTTTAAGAGTGAATGGTAAGTACCTCTTTTTATCTCCTGACCTATACGCATTTTGTGAATGGTTGTTTCTTGATGAAGCGAACCCAAAGGGATTGCTTCAAGATGGTGAAGTGTTTACTACGCAGTTTAGTAACGGTGATGAAGTTGCTTGCTTGAGAAGCCCCCACTTGTACCGCGAATGGGCGATTCGCAAAAATGTAAAAAATGAAGATTTGAACAAGTGGTTTGGGGAAACGAAATGCGTGTATACCAGTTGTCATGATTTGATTTCAAGGATTCTTCAATTTGATGTGGACGGAGATAAAAGTTTGGTCATTAAAGATAAACTGTTGACTTCCATAGCAAAACGTAATATGGAAGGAATTTGCACACTTTCTTATGATTTGAAGAAAGCAAAGGTTGGCGCTATCTCTCCTGACAATATTTACCATAGTATGACTAAGGCTTATACGGGTGGCAATATTGGTGTAATTAGTAATCAAATTACAAAAGTATGGAACAGTCCTAATTTAACAAAGGACTATGATAACGCTCTAAAGACAGTAAAGTTGTTTACTTATATCAATAATCAAGTTATTGACTATGCTAAGATGCTGTGGAAAGTTGACCCACCTTTTGAAGTTGAAGAAATGATGAAACGATACACCAAAGCAAAGCCACCATATTTTTTCATTTATGCTAAAGATAAGAAAAAATCACAAGTAGAGCCGCCAAATAATTCTACCATGAATCGTATTTGTCAGTCAATCCCCAATAATCGAGTTAAGTTTGTGAAAATGTGTGACAATTTTGATTATCGTATGTTGATGAATCTTGATTATGGTTTTAGTATTAGTGAAGATAATCAGATAATTGAAAGATATAACTATTGGAATCGACACCAATATTTGTTTAATACTGAAGCTGAAAATGCAAAGCAAGAAGATATGTATATGTTTCAACAAATTCGTAAACATATTCTTGCAGAAACTAACGAAGATATTAACGTGGTAGTTAATACGTTGGTCATGTATCTTTACACTATTAAAACAAACAACATGAAGAAAACATTATGGGCTTCTTTTGGTGATATACTTGTTGAAAATCTGAAAAAGAATACGGCAAGTCTTGGTAAGGTTTGTGAAGAATGCGGAGATAGATTTATTTCATTGCAAAGTAATCATCGGTTCTGTTCTGATGAATGTTGTAAGAAAGCAAGAGCTAAAAGATTAAAGCAAAAGCGCAAGTTTTGTACGCTCGTTCAGAGCGAAAAAGTTGCAAATATCGAAGATATTTCTCAAAATAAACAAAATAGTGTAGATTAAAATTGCAAAAACGCATTTTATCTTTTTTGAAAGCGCGTCTATTATGGAGAGAAATACGGGATTCCTCCGATGGGCGGGTATATAAATTGGGGTTTAGCCCGCCCATTGAGGAATCATCAACGAAAGGAAAATAACAATGGAACGACAGGAAACGCAGTCTTATCTTGCTTTCGTTGAAGAAGCAACTAAGGCTCTGCAAAATGATGAAATTTCTTACACTGAATGGTGTAAAGCGATTGTTGGTGAAAAGATTTATTCTGACGAAACCCTAAGACGATGCGCTGTGCTGTTTGGTGAATTTTTAGAGCGACTTGACGCAGATGAGATTAAAACTCTAAATGACGAAGATAGAGTTAATCGTCTTATTGAAGCAAAAGAAGAATTAGTTAAGGAACGGAAGAAAATTCAAAGCGCCAATCTTGAACACCAAGAATATTATCGCAAGGTTGCTCGACACGAACTTCTTGACGAAATGATTGTAGACGCAATTAAGCGTCTTGAACCAGTTAAGATTAAACATGAGCATTTTACCAAGCCTTCTAAAAGTACGGGCGTTCTTGTGCTTGCTGATGAACACTTTGATTCAACGTTTGTACTCAAAGGGTTAAATGGCGAGATTATCAACGCTTACGACAAGGAAATTTTTAAGGAACGTATGTGGCGATTACTTTCTATGATTGAAACTGATAACTTTGGCTATGATGAACTGCTGATTGTTAGTTGCGGGGACGCAATCGAAAATGTTCTCCGTATGGGTAGCTTGCAAAAGCTACGTTCTAATGTTGTAGACGCAGTTATTAAATTTTCTGAGTTTATGTCACAATGGCTTGTTGCGGTTCAAGAAAAGCTGAAAGTTCCAGTGAAATTCGCTATTATTTCTGGCAATCACGATGTTAATAGAATTTTAACTCAGCCAGCCGTATTTCCAGAAGAAACGTTTGCTAAGATTATTCATAAGTTTATTGAAATGCGTCTTGAAGGGTGCAAACCAGATATTACAGTAGAACCGTATGGCGATGTATACTTTACTTGTTTATATGGCAATAATCTACTGTTTGCTCATGGCGAAACAAATAATCTTATTGAACTGGCAAATTATTATGAGAATTTCTATGATATTCAGATTGATTGCTTGTATGCTGGTCATCTTCATAGAAGCGAAACTAAGCCAGCGGGTGTTGGTTATATGGGCGACCGCGAAGTGATTCGCGTACCATCTACTGTAGGCACTGACCCATATGCCAAGAGTATTCAAAAGCATAGTCGTGCTGGCGTTTACTTTGCCGTGTATAATGAAAACGGCAGAGATTTAAGCAAAATTTATTATTTGAATTAAACAAAGTAATCTGGCATAGGATATGTTAGATTGTAGAATAAACAACGTAAGGAGGTCACTACTTTTGTCCACTTGTGAAATTTTCACTAAAGCATGAAAGGAGTTGGTCTTGGGCGTAAGCCCTATCTCGGTGTAAGTCGTTCTTCGATACGATACTGCACAGCGTTGGAAAAAACAGGGCGGGAGCAATAGTTCCTGCCCTTGTTATTTTGAAAGAAAGGAAAATTTGAAATGGCAACTACACCTCCAAAACAGTTACGCAGAACAGACCGATGTTGTCCTATTTGCGGAACTGTTAAGTTAGCGAACTATTTCAATGAAAGTCCTGCCCCATATCACGATAAGTATATTCCTATTTGTCGTAACTGTTGCAATATACTGTTAAAGAGATATATTGCTGAAACGAAAAGCGAAGCTGCAGGCTTGTGGTTACTATTAGCCCAAGTAAATATTCCATTTATCAATGAAATTTATGAGAAAGCTATTCTTAGGCTTCAAGACGCTTCTACAAAGAAGCCAAGTTTATTTGTGACATATCTTAGTTTTATGGCACAATGGAATGAGCCGTATACTGGTTTTTTGCAGTCTACTAATATGCTGACTGATTTTCTAAAGACGGTTGAAGTAGAAGCGGAAAAAATTCGCACTGAACAAAAACCGCTGAAGAACATGAAGGAAGAAATTGAGAAGTGGGGTAAATTTACAGGAATTGACGGTAAGATTGATAGAGATTCTTATGATTTTTTGAATAGAACTTTTGATGAATATACCGCCGATATTCTTGAAATGGACACTAACTTAATGAATCGTTACCGCGATTTGTGCAAATGCGAATTGCGTTTGCGTAAAGCTAATGAATCGGGTGACGGTGCTGAGATTAGTAAAGCACAAGATGCTTTGAATAAGCAACTGGCTTTGCTTAAATTAAATGATTTTCAATCAAAAAATATTAGCGATGAGCAGAAGGCTTTTGAAAAGAAAGTCGCTATGATTGAATATAGCAAACCTGCCGAGTGTGAAGATTTACAGAAATATCTTGACATGGTGGGTTACGAGAAAGAAAAAGCAATGCTAAAGCGTTCTCTTAGAAATGCTGTAACTGGTTCTCGTGAATATCCTGACGTAACATTGCAGGAGGGATAATATGGGAAATAGCTTACCAGCTATGGGCGGTATTCGCCGTAAGTTTATGGCGAAAGAACTCCGAGGGACAGTTAGCGGTGCTGATTTGCTTGAAAAAGAGCAAGAAGAAAAAGTAATTGAATGGGACACATTATTTAGACGTAATTGGGATATATACGCAGAGTTTTATCTTGGTATTGGTCTAAAGCCATATCAGCGTGAAGCGTTGCATGAGATTGGCACATCCGATGTGTTCTTTTGGCGTGCTGGGCGTGGTGGCGCAAAGTCATTTATTACTGCTCTTGCCGCAATTTGTAAACTAATGCTTTATCCAAACTGTTGGATTGTTGTTACTGCTTCTACCATTGACCAAGCAAACAAAATTGTAGAAGATAAGATATTAAGTGAATTGGTTAAAAAATTATCACCATATTTGTTGTATCTTTATGAAAAGCAGTGGCTTGTTATTACTAAGCCACAAGACGGCTATAAGATTGAAAATACGCTGAACAATAGTGTATTGCGTGTTCTTGCTCCTGTTGAGTCCAGCCGTGGTGTGCGTTCAAATTTCACAATTTATGACGAAGTTGCTATTATGAAGAAGGCGAGTATCGACCAAATCTTTGATGGTATGCTTTATCCGCGTCAACCAGTATTTTTGAATAACAATCCAGAATATGCAAACAACCCACGTTGGCTTGAAGAATCAAAGGCTATTTATCTAACTTCTTCCAAATATAAATATCAATGGTGGTATGGACTTTGGAAGGAATGTGTTAAAGGTTGGTTTGATGATAAAAAGACAGTGTTCAATGTTTTTGCTTCAGACTTTTTCGATAATATTGATAATGGTCTAAAGACATGGGGCGACTATCGCCGTGCTAAAAAGACTACGGAAGAATTTTCTTTCCGCATGGAGTATCTTAATGAAGCGATAGGCGAAAATGAGCACGCTTATTTTACTATCCAACAATTCAAAGAAAACCAAACGCTTGAAAAAGCATTTGTTCCTCCAACAAATATCGAAGTTATAACTCAAACCGCGCCTTACAATCCACCGAAGGGCGAAGATGAAGTACGTTTAATTCTTGTTGACTACGCATTTGCTAATACAGTAAAGGGTGCTGGTCGAAAAGCAAACGACAATACGATTATTATTTGTATGTCTTTGCATTGGAAAGAGAATCATTTTGAACGTCACGTTGATTATATACAAGGTTGGGAGGCTTCTGATTCTACTGGTGCAGTAAATCGTATTCGTGAATTATATTGGGACTATCAAACTGACTATATTGTTGATGACCAACAATCTGGTGGTGAAGTAATTTATAATTTATTTACTCAACCTTGGGAGCATCCAGAAAGAGGACGCGCATGGAATAGTCACGGTTTTACTATCAGTGATAAAACTGAATATGTTTCAGCAGTGGCTATTGATAGCAAAATTGAAGATTATAAAATGCGTACAGTTGACCCACACGCTATTCCTTGTATTATCCCTGTTAAGGGTTCTTCAACACTTAACGATATTGTGTGGAAAGAGATGCGCCGTCAGCTTGAGTATGGTAATGTTAAATTCTTGATTGACACTAACGATTTCCAAGAAACTTTAGTTGACAATGGTGAATATTTCAAAATGACTTCTGAACAGTATGGCGTTGCTTGTGCTCCATACAATCACACAGAAGAATTGATAAAAGAAGCAGTCAACCTTAAAGCTGAGTTTAAGCAAGATAAGGTGCGTCTTTCTGAGCCGTTAAACGGTACAAAAGACCGTATTGTTGCTTTAGCTTATGGTAATTATATTGCTACTTTAATTGAAAACAGATGGAATAAAGATATAGCACAAGATGAATTTGATATTGATTCAATTCAGCTTGTGTGGTGATTATTAAAGAAAGGAGGATTTGATTGGCAGATTCTATTTCAAAACAGGACGTACAGGACGTCATTGATTTTGCACAAGCTATTGCCGCTATGTCAGGCGAATACGGTATGTATTCTCCAATGATGAGCAACCAACTATTGCAAAATCTAAATAACAATCCTCGTATTCCTTCGCTTGAATCTATTCAACAAGCATTATCATCTTATAAAGAAGATGCTGGCACGTTGCAATCCTTTATGGATTTTATGAATAACTATGATATGGTATTTAAGCGTACTTTATATAGTTATGCGAATGTGCTTGCTTTTGACTTATCTATGACTTGTACTAATGCTTATTCTCAGCAAGATTACAATTCTAAAGAATACGAAGAAGATAAGAAGCGAGTATATGATTTTCTTGACAAGTTTAAGTATAAAGACGAGTTTAGAAAATGTGTAGTTGAAGTTCTACTACATGGTGCTTACTTTACTTGGTTTAGAAAGACTAAGTGGAAGAATCAAGGTATGAAATATGCGCTACAAATAATGCCGCAACAATATTGTATGCTCACAGGATATTGGGAGAAAGGTTTGCTATATGACTTTGATTACAGCTATTTCCTAAATCCCGGTGTTGATATTGAAGGATTTGACCCTTCTATGGCTAAGATGTATCGTCAAATGTTTATTGATGGCGATGGTAGATTGTATAATTATCGTCCTACCCAACCGTTAAATAGACGTACTGGCAAATATGCTTATTGGGGACAGACTTCCCCTGAGGACGGTTCTTGGGTTTTTAAGCAAAATCCAGAGAACTTTAATACCACGCCATATCTTGCTCCTTTTTTGAAAGACGCTATTACTTCTGCCGAAATCCAGAAGCTACAGCGAGATAAGGATATTATTGGTGCTTCAGCTATTCTCGCGGGTGAGATTCGATTGTTCGATAGTGCAAAATCTCAAAAGGCTAACCAATTTGCTATTGACCCAAAAACCCTTGGCGGTTTTATGGCAAAGGCAAAAGCTGGTCTTGGCAATTTGCTAAAGATTGCGGCGCTACCGCTTGAAAACACCAAATTCTATCAGTTTGTTGATAGCAATAGCGATATGTATGAAAATACGCTTGCTACTACCGCTGGTGTTGGCTCTGGTATCAGTCGTGTTATTTATTCGTCTGACCGAATGAGTAATGCTGAAATCGAAGCAGGTATTATTGACCAATATAATACTATGAAGCCACTGTATTATCAATTTGAGAATTTTCTTGATTTCTTTGTCAATAAGTTAACAAAGAAGTATAAATTCCATTTTACTTTTGATGGATGCTCTTATCCGTTTGAACGTGAAAAGCGATTTGATAAACTAACTAAGATGGCTGATAAAGGTTTGGTTATGAATGCTTCACAGTGGGCTTCAGCTATTGGCGTTGAACCACAAGTATTTGAACGTAGCCTTGCGGAAAGTAAGTACACGGGTTGGGTTGAAGAATATAGCCAGTTGCTTATGAATGTTAATACGGCTAATACTGGTAGTGCTGGTGAAAGTGGCAGACCCAAGAAAGAAGATGGAGATTTGTCCGATTCGGGCGAATTGAATAGAGATAGTGAGGAAGGTATCTAATGATTGTAACACAAAAAACACAAGACGCTGTTGAACAGCTTATTGGTCAAGCATTTTTTATGAATCGCAAGATTGACCGTATGGTTAGTGTGTTGGGTGTTAAATTTGCGTTTAATCAAACATCCAGTTTGATTCATCTTAATATCGCTCATTATTTTCCGCTTGTAGCGGATGTTTTGGGTGAGAAATGCCTTGAACGCTATAATATTCCAGTATACTATCCTGCTACGCCAGAAGGCAATGAAGATTATCAACTACCAAGCGAAATTATTCATCGTCTTGAAGAACTCCTACTTGAATATCAAACTATGCTTATGGGCGCTTGTAAAGTGGCTCAAAACAATAATGATATTCATGTCTATGCAGATTTGCTTGAAGTATTAAAAGAGTTTAATGTGTATGTTGAGCAAGGTATACTGCTTGTTGATAAGATTGATGCTTATGGCAATGTTCAAGCATTTGACCATGATATTAACAAATTCTGGATTTTAGGAGAAAAGTAATATGTGCAGAATCGGTGAGCCTTCAGATTTATCATTATATAAATATACTGATGACCCAAATATTATTCTAAGAGTACACCAAGCAGGATTTCCCCCAGAGTGGAAGGATTTTTCTGGTGTTGTATATTGGCGTATTACTAATAAGTTGATTAAGACGTTAAAGAAACATAATATTGACCTTTAAGCCTTGATATAATCTTAAAGCAGAAGGAGGTGAGTCAGAATATTGGGAAAGAAATATACTTTCGCGGTAGACGATATTCAGCGTATTCAAGCTGACGATTATGCAGAAGATGAGTTTTGTTTGGCGCGTCTTGGTTTTTTAAGCACACGCCCTAATGCTCATGGACTAATTATTTCTGAAGAAGTGCTCCGTGAATCTGCGCCAACCATTCTTAATAAATGGCTTGTGGCAGATATGACCGCAGTATATGACGCTTCTACTCACACTGATAAAGAACAAATTGTCGGGCGTATTCCAGACAATCAAGAAGTAGAATTTGTTGAAGATGAGGACGGTTATCTACGAGCGTATGTAGATGTAGTTATTAGTAAAATCTACGCTAAGAATTTCTGTGAAATGTTTGAACGGTATAACAATCGTTCAGTCAGTGTGGAGATGATAACTTGGGGAACTGAAGAAAATGAAAATGACCTTGTAGGCTTTCGTATCGTAGGCTGTACTGTTTTGGGTCAGTCAGTTAGTCCCAGTTGTCCTCAATCGGATATTACTTTTACACGTTTTTCAGCCGAAGAAGCTGATAGTTTCTTTGCACAAGCTATTGGTGGACTCACCGATTTAACTAAATTTGTGAATGAAAGGAAACGCGCTATGGCTGATAAATCTTACAAAGTAGATAAGTCCAAAGAAGCTATGTCGGACGATGATTGGGGTTCTGTTAATAAGACTTCAATGCGTAATAAGATTATGGACGCTTCTAATAAATCCAGTCTTGTAAAATCGGTTTACGCACTGGTTGAGAGTGGATGGGAAGAATCTCCATCCGAACATCTTAAATATCCAATTATGCAGTTAAAGGGCGACACGTTTGTTTATAATCGTGGTGCGCTATCTTCTGCGCTTGGGTACGCTAAAAAAGAAGAAGAAACCGCAGTAGTTTCTAAAATTGAAAAGATTTATAAGAAACTTGGTCTTGACTCTGAAGGAAAGGAGGAAACCGAGAAAATGTCTAAGGAAATTAAATTTGCCGCTGTTGACCTTGGCAATCTATGGAGCGCTTTGCGCTCTGCTATGAATGACCATTCTTGGTATTATTATATTGACGGTATTTATGAAGAAGATAATCAGAAGTTCGCTATTATTATTGATGACAGCGATGCAGTTAAGAAATATCGTCTTGATTTTAATTACACAGAAGATGGTCTAACCGTTGCTGATGAAATCACTGAAGTAAAGGTTGATTTTGTTCCTACTGAGAACATAAAGAAGTTTGCCGAACCAGAGAACGCCGAAGAAGTCAAAAAGTGCGCCGAGCCTGAGAAAAAGGAAGGCGAAGATGACGATGACGACGATAAGAAGGGCACAGACGATAAAACCAAAGGTGAAGAGGGCGATGATGACGAAAAGAAGAAGCTATCAGACCCAGAACCAGCAAAAATGTCTGTAGAAGAAATGGAAAAGAAACTTGCTGAACTCCAAAATGATGTTGAAGAAAAAGAAAACATTATCATGGAGAAAGATAAGAAACTGTCTGAGCAAGAATCAGAATTGTCCAGCCTTCGTGAGTTCAAGGCTGGTATTGAGAAGGAAGGTCTTTCTAAGGATGTTGAGAAGGTAATGGCAGACGTTAAGGACTTTATTGATAACACTAAGTTTGCCGAACTGCGCGAAGAAGGTCTTGCTTGCGATACTACCAATTTTGATGCGTGGTCTAACAAGGTTAAGGCTACTTGCTTCTCTGCTATTCAGAAGAAGGGTCTAAAGAAGCAGACCAATACTGTTTGGTCTTTCTCTGCACCAACCGAAACTGAATCGAATGTACCGACCGATTTTTGGTCACAAATGAAATCAAAATATAACTAAGTAAAGGAGATTAGATAATTATGGCTATGAATCATGCTATTCTTGATGGTAGTTCTACCATGTACTGGGATAATGATGCCCTAAACATGGCTGGCGTTTGCGCTACCACCGACCTCGATAATGGTCAGCTTGTTTCCCTAAAGAAGATTAACCGTGTTACTGGCACTGGTGCAGTGGAGGGCTTTGAGTACGAAGTAGCTCCTGCTGAAGCTGGCGCTGACAACGTATGGATTGTTGCATCCCCAGAAGTGGGCTATGACCTTGAGTCTCAGCTTCACGATGACCCGCGTTACTTCTTCAATCCGAAGGGTAAGGCAATGTCTGTTAAGGCTCTTATGGGCGGTGTAGACGTAATTAAGGTAACTAAGGAAGTATTTGCCGCTAACGCATTTCCTGTTGCTGGCGATGTTGATAAGTTTATTCCTGTTGCCGCTGATGGTAAGTATGGTGCTGTACAGGCAGAAGCACCTGCTTCTGGCGCTTATTTCCGTGTAGAAGGCTTTGGCGCTTTCACTTGCGGTATGGAAGAAGTACCTGCTGTATACCTTCGTTGTATGGCAAATTATCACTAATTGAAAGGAGAGTAGATATATATGATTATGAATCCTGAACTCGTAAAGTTTGCGGCTGATTCTCAGACTGGTTTCTATGATGCCGCTATGCGCTATTTCTGCGATGGCGAAAAGACCGCAGATAATAAGGAACTAATGCACAAGGCTTTTATGGCTGAAGTAGAGCACAAGTCTCACTTCGCTCGTGAAGGTCTTGATGTTAATGCTTGGATTGGCAACCCGTCTGTTTCTTGGGCGGCAATGAGTATCGTTGACTCCACCATCCGTGCAATTATTCCTGTGACCATTCTACCACAGTTTAATCTATTTGCTGATTTCCGCACCCAAGGCTTTGGTGATATTACCAAGTTCACTATTCAGCCACGTTCTTTCTATGTTGTTTCTAAGGGCGGTCGTGCAGAACGCACTTCTTTCCGTCAGAGAAAGTTCAATTCTGATGTTACCCTGACCCCAGAAGAGCACATTATTACTATCTTTGAGAAGATGTACAATGTACTGTCTGGTCGTGTAAACATCGCTGACTTCATGGCATGGGTAATGCTGTCTGTTCAGACCGAGATGTACACTGACGCTCTGATTGCTCTGAACGGCGGTCTTGCTACTATTCCAAACGGTTCTCTGAATGTAAACGGCGCATTTGATATGAAAACTCTTGTTAAGATGTGCGAAACTGTTCAGTACCGTAACGGTGGCGTAAAGCCGATTATTGCTGGCTCTGCAACCGCTCTAATGAACGTACTACCAGATTCTACTTCTGGCTATCGTATGAACGTAGATGGTGAAGGCAATGGTTCTATCGAACTACTCCGCAATATTATGGGTTACACCGTAATGAAGCTGGATAATGCTGTTACCAAGGCTGGTGAACTGATTCTACCTGATGATAAGATTTATGTTATTAGCCCATCTCAGGATAAGCTACTGAAGGGTGACTTATGCCCTGCTTGTTAAGTGATTAGCAAGTATTTTGCGTTAAATGCTTTGAATCCCTAAAGCCTACAAAACTCAAACAGTAATTGGAAACGATAAGCTGTGTAGTTACGAAAGTAGAAAAAATTTGTAGGATATTCATAAGGTTAAATCCTAAGTGAATGTAAATGGGTCTTTAGCAAGGAATGTCCTAAGTATAATTGACTATTATTGCAAAGTATGCTATAATATATTATATATGGAAAACCTTCAACGATTATCTCCTTATGGGAGAGTAGGCTACAAGCTAATGGTAGTCGAAAAATGCAACTCTTATACATTATAAAATTTTTTAAGAAAGGAGGAAAAATATGTTAGTCCCTAATCAATATATTACTGTTAATTGGCATCCGAGAAATAAAGTACATTTGGAAAGTAAAGGATACATTTACACACACACTGGTCTACCTGTTCAAGTTAAAGTTGAAGATATGATGGCAGGTTCAAAATGCAGAGTAAAAGTACAATGCGATTATTGTGGAAAAATATATACCAAGGTATATAAAGATTATTTTGCTCAAAGACAAAACGGAAAAGATTGTTGCGCTAAATGTGCTTCTAAAAAGCGAGGAGAAACCAATCAAGAACTGTATGGCGGTAATGCTCCTGCTTGTTCTCCTAAAGTTGTAGAGAAAATGCAAAAATCTTGTTTAGATAAATATGGCGTTAAAGTGCCTTCTAAATCGTCAAAGGTAAAGGCAAAAATGAGAGAAGTTAATATGGAACGATATGGTTTCCCTGTTCCATGCCAAAATCCAAGTGTACGCGCTAAATTTATTGAAACAAATCAAAAGCGACATGGTGGTAATGGAAGTCAATGCAATCCAGAAGTTCGTAAGAAAACCATGCAATCTTTTATAAAACATGGTACGATTTGTTCTTCTGAACCAGAGCGCGAAATGGTTAAAAAATTACAAAAGCTATATGGTTCTCAGAATTGCTTTCCACAATATTTGCTTGATAAAATTGTGTTTGATTGTTTGGTTATTGTTAATGGTGTCAAAATTGATGTAGAATTTGATGGAAAATATTGGCACAAAGACAAACATAAAGATATTCGGAGAGATTATTACAGTTTTTCTCAAGGATATAAAGTATTACGCTTTAGTGGGGATAACGATGCACCTACTGAAGAGCAAATTCAACAAGGAATAGACTTTTTGGTGACAACCACTCACCGCCATTTAATTATTGATGTATAAGATGAAGATATAATCTGGACTCATATGAAAGTATGAGAAGTTTAATTTATAGGGGATTAAACTGGACGGACGTTGCGAATCCGTTTGAACACACTCGTGTAATGACTACAACCCTATCTAACTCTAACCAGTTCTATGACAATGCAGACCTGACTACCAACTACACTCAACGTGTGGAATGGGGTTTCCTCTATGCGTCAGCGGCGTATGCTGGTGTCTACACTATTAACCAGTAATAATTGGTAATCGAAATTAAAGGAACGAAAGGAAAATATAAAATGGCTGAAACTAAGTCTACTGGGCGTGGTCGTCCAAAAAAGGTAGAAACCACCGAAGCTGAAGCGCAAGCACAGATGCAAAATGTAGAAGCTGAAAATGACGCGCTAAAGAAGGAACTTGCAGACATTAAGGCTCAAATGCAACTGCTGATGAGTTCTATGACTGCGCCTTCTGTGTCAACTCCTACTAAGAAAAATGAACGTCTTATTCGTATCGTTAATATGACTAATGGTATGGCGGTGCTTCGTGGTTCTACTATTTGGAAGATTGACGGTCAGTTTAATTACCAAGATTTCTTGGAAACCGAAGCAAGTATTATTGTTGCTAATATGAGTAATATGGTACGTTCTGGTAGTATCTATATTGACGATGAGCAGTTCCGTGCAGACCACAATCTAACGGACATTTATCGTTATCTACTTAGCAAAGACCAACTGCAACATCTACTGGATAATGACCCAAAGTATGCTATTGAAGCATATAAGGGCGCTAATGACAATCAGAAGCAGATTATTCTTGATATGATTTGTGATAAGTTGGATAAGGGGCAAGAAGTTGATGGTAATATTCTTATTACTTTGTCTAAGCTAAGTGGTAAGGACTTGCTTGAAATGCAAAATGCCAAGGAGGGATAACCAATGGGTACTCCTTTCGACCGTGTAGAAGATTTGGCTACACGAAAGGTACATGACTGGAAACTTGGCAAAATCTATAATCGGTCACTTGAAGGATACAATGCTTGGTGTGACGGCTTTCTGTTAAATGCTATTCCAAACTTTGCCAATGATTGTTGGCAAAGTTTGGAATACAATGAAGAAACTCGTGAGTTTGTATCTGACCTTACACCTACTGAGATTGATATTCTTGCTTGTTTTTGGGTGCTTGAATGGTGGGAACGTGAAACAAATGATTCGGCGCAAAACGCCGCAAAAATGCAAACATCTTCGTTTAGCACACATTCTCCTGCACAGCATATGAAGGAAGAACAAGTGATTATCAACACAAAGCGTGAATCAGCATATCAGAAAATCAATGATTATCTGGTGCAAGACCTTGATAAGATTGGAGGTCTATAATGGATAGAATTGATGAAATCTTCAATGTGCTTGTTCAATATGAAAAGGCGATTGATGATAATGATACTTCTGCTACGCTGGATTCTTACCTTAGTTATGTAGATAAGCTATATGTACGGTATTTTGGTCAGAACCATAGTGATATTAGTGCTTATCTAAAAGGATTGTATTTATTGGGTGCAGACGCACACCATGATACTGTAAAACGAGTAGTGTTTGATATTATCCATATTCTTGAAAAGGAGTGAGCCAATGGCTAACAAATTTTTTGAGAATGAAATGGCTATGGGTATGTGTATGACTCCCAATGACGCATATAGAGGGGTACAACAAGCCTTTATTGATGACCAGTGGGAAAATACTGCTGTCGAAACCATTGTAGAAGAACAAGATTACATTGGCGCAGATACTTACCATGAAGTTCATGTGTGGATGAATAAGGTTATTGGCACTACCACTACTTTTATGAAGAATGGTACTGATTATCGTTCACTAATGTACAGAGAGTTAGATTACTTTCCAGAGCGCGGTACTTATTTTAAGTACGACAACAACTACTGGATTTCTGATTTCGTGAATCCTTCTGATGGTGTAGTGGGCGGTAATACCATTCGCCGTTGCACGAACTTTCTCAGAATTATTGACCCTGAAAATGGCTCAATCTTTACTGCTCCATGTGTACTTGATTACGATATGACTTCACCTTCGGTGCAAGTATCAAACGCCATTATTACGCCAAATAATCATGCGATTGTTATTGTTCAAGCCAATCCAGATACTATGCGTTTGTTTACATACAATAAACGTTTTATTATTGGTGGGCGTGCGTTCAAATTAACCGCATATCAAAATGCGCTAATGGCAAATGTAGAAGAAAAAGAACCAACTATTCTTTATCTTGATTTGTCACTCGATGAATTGCATGACGGTGATGATTTGGTACATCAAGTAGCTAACAATGGCGCTTATGATTACGCTGTGGTTCTCAATCACTCTGATTTTATCATTCCTGATACTATGGAGTCGCTTGATATTGTGGCTTGCGTTACTCTTAATGGTGAGCAAGTTGACAGACCTGTAGTATGGAGTTCAAGTGACACTGCTGTTATCGCAGTTAATGGCGAAAAATTGCAAGTTGTCGGGAAAGGCGTAACTACTATTAAGGCACAGCTTAAAGGTAATTATGATGTTTACGCCGAAGTTAAAGTTACAGTTGCCGATAAGCAAGAGATTGTTCCAGTTGTAACAATGGAAAATGCGTTTGATAGTATTAGGCAGTTTGAAGTTAAGTACGCACAATTCAGCGTCAATGGCGAAAAGCTAACTAATCTTGTATGTACATTGGATAAGGGTGTGACTAATAATAAGGTTTTACGTCTATCCAGTGATGGGACTACTATGACTATTGAATGTATCAATCCATCAAAAGACGTACAGACATTGTATGTTGAAGGTGATACAGAGAGTTACGGTCATGTATCAGCACAATTTAATATTAAAGCGCTCAGTATGATGGGGTAAGGTGATAATATGTATAACAGTATGAAAGCGTTACCTCAAATTCCATATAACATTTTAACGTATTTGGCAAAAAATGACGAAATTATCTGGAAACTGCTAAAGTATAATAGCTACGATGCTTTAAGCAAACCAGACCTTACTTTTGCAGAGAAGTTAAGCCTTATTTGGAAAACTGGGGCGCAAGCAGATTATAGCATCTTTCTTACTCCCCTTGTGGAAGATGTTATGGCTGAAAGCAAGTGTATTTTGAAAATTTATGATTATTATATTCATGCCAAAGAATTGTATGTGGCAACGCCAGTATATGCGTTTGATTTCTTGTATGGTGGTCAAATGTCTTTGGTAGAGTATGAAAATATTCCTGTATCTCGTGGAGATTTGTTTATTCACCGCGCTATGGCTGTGCTTAATGGCGCATATGTAGCGGGTATTGGTAAACTAACCTTTAGTGATGATATGTCAAGATACAATCTTGCACGAAGCACAATAGGAAATAGTAAAACATTTACAGGCGTTCAACTTTATATGAGTACGCTTGTGGGCGATTCTGGTAAGGATGTTGCTTGTGGCGATTGATTTACAATACCTCAAAGAAGTATATTTTGCTTACGATGAACCAGTCCCCTATAAATGTAAGGGGGGTAACACTATTAACATTATTCCTGTTGATGTAAAACATGGACTTGTTTTTCAATCCAGTATTGACATTATAGCATTTGACAAGAATAGTATCAATGATGCAAAGGTAATTTCTATGAGTTATCTTGAATTTATTATTGGTATGATGGCTGAAGCGCCAGTTTTTGTCCAAAAGTTTGTCAATATTTTGAAACTTTGTTTAGGGTTAGAGCATCCTGCGATAACTTTTAATGAACAAACTAACAAGCCGTTAATAGTGGATGAAGAAGCAGGAATAAAAATTACTCACAAAGATTTTGAAGATATTCGGAGAATTATTCTCTACCAGAATATTCCAAAATATGATGATGAGTATATTAACCCAGACTTGAAAAAGGCAATGGAAGAAACTGATAGGCTGAGAAATAAAGATATTGATATGCCGACTTTTGAGCGAAAGTGTGCAATTATTACGGCTCATTGTGGCTTATCCAAGAAAGAACAGCTTGAGATGACGTTGCGTTCTCATATTATGCTTTTTGACGAAGTTTGTGGCGAAATTGAATTTACAACGGTTCGTCCCGTGGCACTTTTTGGTGGCAAGGGTAATGAACTTGAACATTGGATTTTCCATAAAAAGAAGGGTAAATTCGATAGATATATTACAGAGAAAGACCAACTTGTTAAGCAGATGGGTGGCGAAGGTAGCTTCACTAATGCGTCTACTGATACAAGTCGCGGTGATTCTCTGGAACAACTATTTATACAAGGAGGAAATTAAAGTATGGCTTCTGCTAATATTTTCACCGCTGGTCCTGCTCGTGCGCTGTTTTTCTACGGTCAGGACTTGATTGGTGTTGGTACTACTCTAAGTGATACCACTTTCGATTCTTCTATCACCGCCGAGGAAGTACGCGGTGGTCAGGGCAACCTGCTCTACGGTCAATACTTCCATGATTCTTCACTGACCGTTTCCATCACAGACGCAATGTTTAACCTTCAGTACGTTGCCGCAAACCTTGGTGTAAACCTTGAGCAAGGCGGTCTATCCGTAACTGAGGAAGAACTAACTGTTGGTGCAGTTGGTGGCGCAGTAACACTAACTAACAAGCCAATCGCATTCTCTGGTTCTTATATCGGCTGGTATAAGAAACCTTCTGACGCTGATTGGACTATTGGTACTATTGACGCTGACCAGAAGAAGATGAACATTGCTGGCGCAAAGGAAAATGAACACTATTGTGTTAAGTATTTCTATCAGAATGAGAACGCTAAGTCTATTACTATTAAGGCTCAGTTCGTTCCAAAGGTGCTACACCTTGTTCTGATTAACGACCTATTCTCTGGTTCTACCGCTGATGTAGCGGCTTCTACTTCTAAGTATGGTCGTCTAATTACCGATATTCCTCAGTTCCAACTCGATGGCGCACAAAATCTGGCGTGGGCGGCAGCTTCTGCGGCAACCGTTTCTCTGTCTGGTAAGGCACTGGCATATTCCGATACTGAGTCTTGCGAAGTAGACCCAGTATACGGCACTATGACTCAAGAGATTTTTGGTGCTAAGTGGCAAGATGATGTTGTAGCACTCGCTTGCGAGAACGCTGACATTGACCTTGCTGAATCTGGTACTGAAACTCTGATTGTTCGTGCGGTATTCGGTGGCGCAATCGCTTCTCAGCGTAAGGAAAACTCCAACTTTACCTTTGCTATTGTAGACGCTTCTGCTTCTACTGCAACTGGTACTACTGTTGGTGCTAATACTGGTATTGTAACTGCTGGTTCTACTGCTGGTACTGCTGTAATTTCTATTACACTTACCAATTATCCGAACGTACCACCCGCATACGCTACCGTAACTGTTGGTTAATCTGAATAGGGAGGAAGGTTATTCCTTTCTCCCTATTTTTTCATAACAGGGGGTAACATTATGTGTGAATATACTAATGGTAATTTGTGCAAAGTTACCAATTCTGTTTGCCCTTATATGATGTACTGCGAAAAAATTCAAGGATATAAGCCGTCAAGATATATGCCTGACGATTGTCCACAAAAGATAAAAGCCAAAATTCCTGCTGGCTATCGCAGAGTTATTCAAGAACGAAAAGGCAAACTTTATATTGAAATTGGAGAACAAGCAATTATTGTTCAAAATCCTTTTGACCACGTTCCACTTTATGTCAAAGCGACAAAATTGAAGAATGGAACATGGCGATTAAAGGAATGATGGGAGGGTTGCTAAATGGCAGATGACATCGGTATCTTATATCATAAGGTAAACGACCTGTCTGAAAGAGTGACAGAATTAGAAAGCACCCGACCGTTTATGCAGGAAATGATAGAGAGAGAAATTAAAGTAAGTGAAAAATTAGATGCTACTCTTGACGCAGTTCAGTTGTCTATGGTGCAAATGAATGTAAAAATGGACGAACAATCAAAGGCGATTGAAATGTTGCAGAAAAATTCTGTAGAATCTAATAAGAAATTAAACAATCGACTTGATGACCTTGAAGAAAGAGGACAATTTGATTTCTTAACTTATATTAAAACAAATTTACCAACAATTATCCTTACTGGTGTGGTTGTTGGTGCTTATGTTGCAAAACATTTTAATCTCTTGTAATGAAAGAAAGGAACTGAAAGGAAATGGCAATTATTCCAGAGAAAGAAACTACATACCTTGATAAGTATGGTGTCACCGTCAATCGTTATTTGACTTATGCTCAGATTCAGCAAATTGCTGAAGCCACTATGAAATTTCATACTTGGGCTGAACGCCAACAGAATATTGATATGCTGATTCTTATTCACGCTACGGATATGACCGTTGAAGAAATTGAGAAGTATACACATGACGAACTTTTGCAGTGTAGTCTTATTGATGAAGTAACGTTTCATGTTGACAACGTTTATAGAATTTATGACGCTCTTGAATATCATGAATCTACTCAGCGTGCGCTTGCTCAAATTCTTAGCGAAGTCAATAAGTTTATGGACACACCTGTTGGAAAGAATGCAGTGCAGAAATTTGCACGCAAGGCAATGAACGATGGCGATAACAAGCATTGAAGCCTTAATGGCAATATGCGCTCCCGCAATTCAAAGCGCGTTAAAGTATACAGTGGAAAAGATTAAGGAAAAGAATGAGCAAGTTGTTAATCAGATAGTATACGCTGTTTACTCTCCTCAAATGTATTCTCGTACTTTTGAATTACGAGAAGCATGGAAAGGCGAAGCCAATGCTTCTGGTGCAAGCGGTCATGCAACGTTTGAATATGACCCAAGTAAAATTAGTGCTCATTCTAATTTAACTGACGAAGCTGTTCCTTATTTGGCAGAAATTGTATATCAAGGTCTGGCGGGTAAGATTTACGGTGAAGGCGCTTGGACACAGGCTCGTGACGCATGGCAAGCCTTATTAGACGCTTGTAGTGAAGATGCTATTAAAGAATGGTTTTATCAAGGCTGTAGACAAGCAGGATTGCCAATAGAAAGATAAAAATAAGGTATAGTACAGAATTGAGGATAACTATGGTTTATTGTGGTATTGATGCTTCAACCACTGCGGTAGGGTGGAGTATATTCAATGGTACTGACCTTATTGATTATGGGTGCTTTAGACCTAATGGTGATGATTGGCGCGACCGCACTCAGCAAATCGCGCCTTTCATTAAGCAACTATTAGAAAAGTATCATGTTAATAAGGTGATATTAGAAGATGTTCCTTTAATGGGTAAACGAGGTAATAAAACCTTGGTTATCCTTGGTGCTGTGCAAGGAATGTTATTAGGAGTAACATCTTCTATGAATATTCCTACCGAGTTTATTTTACCAAGCGCGTGGAGAAGTCCGATTGGACTTTTTGATGGTACGAAAGCTGGTACTCGTAGGGATGAAATGAAAAGAAAATCAATAGAAAAAGCAAATGAACGATTCGGTCTTGAACTAAAGTGGGTGTCACCTTGTAGCAAGAAGAACGATGACGATATTGCTGACGCTATTCTGGTAGCATACTCACAGATAAGCAAAGTTCGCTTTGCCAAAAACCCAAAAGTGAAGGAGTGAGTTTATGGCAGATTTTAAGATTTCTATTGATACTGAATTAAAAACTTCGCAAATTGATTCGCAAATTAGTGAAATAAAATCTAAACTTGAAAATGCGGTTAAGGATGTTCCTTTAAGCATTAACTTAAATCAAGTAAATAATCAGATTGATGATTTACAAACACGTTTAAGAACCGCGTTTGACAATATCAATGCAAACGTCAACTTCGGTAATGCTACGCAACAAGCAGAGCAATTAGGACAAAACTTGAGAACCGCTGGCGATAATTTCAATAGTATCGGTAGTGGCGGTGGTGGTAATAAAGCAAATAACCAATTATTGCAATTAACACAAGGTGCTCAAAACGCTTCTGAGCAAATTCGTGAAACAGCGACCGCAGTTGAAGAATCTACACTTTCTTATCAAGAATGGAACGTTGTACTAAATGCTTGTATTGATACCATTAAAAGTTTTGCAGAGCAGACTTTTGAAATGGACTCCGCTCTTACAGACTTCAAGAAAGTATCTGATTTAAGTGGAGATAGTTTAGACCAATATGTAAACAAATTACAAGACCTTGGTTCTACCGTTGCTCGTACTGGCTAATAATAACCAGAGTGTATAGATGGTAAATATGCACTGAGAAGTGTTCAAAACCCTTGAAAGCCTAAGAGCCTTACTACCACAACATAAGGATGAGATATGCCTAAGTGTGACGGTATGGAAACTCAAAAAACAGTAAGGATGATATATGGTGGAAACGCCTAAGTATTGATATAAATATTGTATAGTGTTGATATAGAAATGTCAATAGTGTAAAGTATTTATATAAAATGGCAGTTTGGGCGCGAAGTCCTGATGAGGGATGTGTCAACAGAGTAAAAGTTCACTTCCCTCCAAAATATATAGGGAAAAGAAGTATTCGGGCTGTAAGAGAAATCTTATAGAATTATCTTGACAACGTTAAATAATATGATATAATAAACTTATAAAAGGAGTTGAATATCATGGAGATTATTAAGACGTTGGCTGAATGTTTTGCCGTTCAGTGTTTCTTCTGGCTTATTGGTGGTACGGTTAATTATTTCCGTACTGGCAAGTTCTTTATTGTGCATTATAAGGCAAAAAGAAACGATGAAAAATCTAAGGAGATTTATTCTAAAAGCTGGTGGGATAAAAGATAACTGTCGGAAATGGTAGAAGGCGCGACTGAGTTCCGCAAGAACTCTTTCAATGATGAAGATTCTGCGAACTTAGCGCAAGTTTCAGCTATGTTTCAAAACGTAGCGGATGAATCGCTATCTGCTGGTGATTCTGCTTCATTTATTATCGCACAAATGAAAGCGTTCGGCATTGAAGCTGACAATGCCATCCATATCGTAGACGCGGTGAACGACGTTTCTAACAATTTTGCGGTTTCATCTGGCGATCTCGCTACGAACCTTGGTAATATGTCTGCCGCACTTGCGGTAGGCAATAATACATTTGAGCAGTCTTTGGCAATGCTTACGGGTATTACCGAAGTTACTCGTAATGCGTCTAAGGGTAGCCGTGCGTTGGTGTCTGTGCAAAGCCGTCTTAACCAAGTTGTTGATGAAAGTTCAAGCACAGGTCAAAAATTAACTAATTGGTATAATGACCATAATATTGCGATTTATGACCAAGAAGGCGAACTAAGAAGTCTGTATGAAATCTTGGGTGACGTTTCTAAACAATGGGACAGACTATCTAAGAATGAGCAGTCTTATTTTCTAAACATACAAGCGGGTGCAAATCAGTCTCAGAACCTTGCTTCACTTCTCTCAAACTGGGATTCTGTAGTAAAGGCTCAAGATGTAGCACTTAATTCCGCAGGTTCAGCCGCAAAGGAAAATACGGCATATATGGATAGCCTTGAGTCCAAGGTTGCGGCTCTAAAGGCTTCTTTCCAAGAACTTGCTAACGCTGTAATTACTAAAGAAATGGTATCAGAAGTGTTGAATTTGGTCAACGCTTTTACCAAACTTGCTGATACTGGTGTAGGTAGAGCAATTATTAAATTTGCGCTATTCTCTACTACCATGAGAGCGGCTTCTGCTATTTTTGGTAATACAGCAAGAGTATTGCTTCAGATGTTCACAGGCATGAGCACTGGACAAAGAACCATTACTGAATTGATGAATGCTGGCGGTAGAATTGGTTCGATATTCACCAATTTGATGGGTATTTTTAACGATGTGCGTATGTCTGCTTCTGGTATGGCTGGCCCGATGACAGCTTCTTCCAGTGCGTTGTCAGGAATGGCTTCGTCTGCGCTTTCGGCTCTTACTTCGCTAAACCCACTTGCGATTGGCATGGGTGCTGTTGTTGCCGCTGGTGCTGGACTTGCAATAGCTATTAAGCATTATGCTAATGAAGAAAAGAACCTTCAGAAGTCTGTAGACGAACATAAAAATTCTGTTAGTGATATTCAAAGCCAAATTGACGAATACAATTCGACCCTTGAATCTAACAAACAACGTCTTGAAGAAATCAATTCCTTAAAGGGTACTTCAAAGTGGAATGGCGAACTTGAAAATGAAGCAAATACGCTTGAGCGCCAAAACACCCTTATTGAAAGACAAATTACTCTGCAAGAGCAAAAGCTAAAGGCAGAGCAAGCCGCACTTTGGCAAGAACAATCTAAGTTGTTTGATAAGCAGTATGGCGATAAAATGCGCTATACTACAAAGCAACAAAATCTTCGTGGTGAAGAAGTATCTGTTACTCTTACTGGCGAAAAAGCCTATAAACAAAAATTAACAGATTTACAAACAACTATCCACAAGTTTACACAAACACAAAATCTTGATTATAAAGAAGCCGCTACTGAAGCTGAAAGTTCGATTCTATCAATTATTTCTGAACTTGAAGAATATAAAGAAGCGGCTATATCTGCTGGCGATACTACTAAAGCTGATTACATTCAATCTTTGATTGATTTGGCTGAAGCCAGTGATTCTGTAAGCGGTGGAACTATTGGTGACGCACTTGACGGCGATTCAAAAGCAATGGAGAACGCCGCCGATAAAGCAGAACAATTACATGACCGTATAGTAAATCTTGCACAAGATTTGGGGACAACTGTTGCTCAACTTGGTATTAAAGCTAAAGACGCTTTTTCTACAGAAGAATGGTTGGAAAAACTTGACCCATCTTCTTTGAACAATCTTGAGCAAATACTAAATCTGATAGGCGACCGTGCGGGTTGGCTTGGCTCACAGCTTAGCAATATGTCAACAGAAGAAACCGTCACTTATCTATCAGAAGTTATGCGTCGATTCACTGGCGCTGTGCAAGACGCTACTGGCGCTTATGACGAATTTGACAAGGCTTTAGAAACCGACTTTGCAAAGCCGTTGCAACAAATGAATGAAATGGCTGACTACATTGAGCAGTCAGATAAACATGGCATTCAGAATATGCAAGCGTATAATAAGGCTTTGGAAGGCGTATACGGTACAACTGATAAGAATATTATTGCGCTTCAAGACCAGAAAGCCGCTATGTCGGATTTCCGCACAACTACGGTTGAAACGGCTACTGCTCTTGATAATATGAAAGCCTACTATGATTCAGCGGGTAATTTCTTAGGCGATAAACTTCTTAAAAATATCGAGCAAATTTCCAAAAACAAGGACAAGTTTGGCGACCTTGTTAATTTTGAGAAATTTGATGATGGCACTTTCAAAGTAGCTGTTAAGGACTTTGGCGACCTTGCGGACGCTCTTGGTATAACACAGCCAATGTTGAGTAGCTTTATGGAAGCCCTTGGTGGTTCTGTAGACTTCCAAATGGGTGATACCTTAAATGCCGCTCAAGCCGCTATTCAAGATATTCATGACGCTGTTTCTAATACAGATGCAGGAGGTATTTCAGACCTACTAAATAAACTCGGTAGTGCTGACCCCACGAATATTAAGAATAGAGTGCAAGATTTACAAGCGCTTAACGATAAACTTAATGACCTTTCTTCCTATACTAATGTACCTTTTGATTTTGACTTTAGCAAATTAGAAGGTCAAGATTTTACTAATGCCGCAAAGCAAGTTGAAGGTTACGCAAACGCGCTTAAAACCTTTACTACGGAGTCTGGTTCTTGGGATTTAAGTGGTACTATCGACAGAGTTAATGATGCACTTAAAGACGCAAGTAAAGGTACTAAAATTGAACTTGATGGTAATAATATTAAGTTTGAGTCGAAGGATGCGGTCAATGAACTAAAGAGCCAAATCGAAGATGCCTTTGGCGGTATGGACTTTGATGATATTGTCAAGACTGATGCGGGTAAGAGTATACTTGCTAACCTTTTTGACGGTATGGAAATCGACAAAGGTGAAGCTGGTGAAGTAGGTCAAGAATTTGCTGACGCAGTAACCGAAGCTATTCAAGACCAATTAAATACTACTCAAATTGCGCTTAATGGTATTGGTGCTGAAGTTAAGGGCGAGTTAGGTTATCAAGTTGATGAAGGCATGAACGCTGTTCAAGAATCTGGTCAACGAACTGCTGATTGGTTCTCTAACAGCTTTGCTCCACAAGTACAGCAAGGTGTTCAGAGCGCTATGTCTGGCGCAGAACAATCCGCACAAAATAGCGCAAGTGTTCTACAAGGCATATTCTCTAACATGAATATTGCTGACCCAATGCAACAAGTTCAGCAAGGTATTCAAAACGTTAATGGCGAAGTTAATAGCTTTAGTGCTGGCAATATGACAAGCCAACTTGGTGAAGTTGGTACTGCCGCCGAGCAAACAGGCAATAAGTCCGATGAAGCTAAAAACAAGGCTCAACAGTTGGGTCAAGTTTCTTTTCAGAACTTTATCAATGGTATGCTAACGGCTGGCGGGTCTGCTAATTATTTACAAACCCAAGCATCCAGCGCTTATAATACAGCACAGAAACTTAACACTACCGTTACTACAGTGTTTAAGTCTGATACTTCTCAGTGGAAACCACCTGCACTTCCTACAGCGCATAAAGCTGTGGGTCAAATTCCAGCTTATGCCAACGGTAAAATGGATGACATTTCTGGTACTCAACCAATGCGTTCTCAATCCTCTAAGATTGCACTCGTTGGTGAGGAAGGTGCAGAGTTCCGTATTACCGCTGACGGTAGAAAAGAACTTCTTGGTAAGAATGGTGCAGAATTTGTCAAGGTAAATAAGGGCGACACCATTATTCCTGCGAATGTTACTGACATGATTCGCAAGGGGTTGCTCCAAGGATATTCAAACGGCAAGTTTGGTGGTAGAACTTCTGTTTCTGGCTCTGGCGTAAGCAATGGCAATCATACTATTCATGTTGGCAAAACCGAAAGTCGATATGTTGGTGCGACCAGTAGTAGCACTAAGGCTACTCATGCTAATACTAAGGCGACTAAAGCCAATACTTCTGCTAAGTCTGCTAACGCTTCTGCAAGTTCCAAAGCCGCCGAAGCAACAGACGAACTAACAGACGCACAGAAAAAGCAGAAAGAAGCCTTTGAAGAAGCTAACGATGTAACCGAACACCATATTTTCTTGCGTGAAAAACAAGGCGCTTCTTACGCTGAACTCATTAAGATGAGCAAGGCTTATCAGAAGCAACTTAATAAGCAAGCAAATTGGTGGAGAAGCCAAGGATTTAACGATGATTCCGAAGAAATCCGTAAAATCCAAAAGGATTGGTGGGGACTTCAAGATGACATAACTTCCTACCAAGAAAAGGCTTTTGACGAACGCTATCAGAAATCCAAAGATTACATTGATGACCGTAATGACCTTGAAGATTGGGGTGCTGACTCCGAAATTGAAGCATGGCATCGTGTCGAAAAATGGATGGATGAATGGTATGCTCGTGGCGAGATTAGCTATAAGTATTACCTTGAAAAGCGTAAAGAAGCCACAAAGAAAGCCGCTGAAGCTGAAAAGAAGGCTTGGGAAGAAGCTAAAAAGTCTCAGATTAAAGAACTTGAAGAATGGCAAGACGTTTATGAAGATTTGTTTGACCTTGTTGCAGATAAGGCTCAAGAAGAAATCGACAAACTGAACGACCAACGCGATACCGTTGAAAAATATTGGGACGATAAAATTGACGCGCTTGAAAAGGCGAACGATGAACTTGATGACCAAATTGAAAAGGAAGAAGCACTTGACGCTTTGGCTCGTGCTCGTTCTACCAAAGTCATGGTTTATCAGAATGGTCGATTCCAATATATCAACGACATGGACGAAGTTTCTGAAGCTAAGACTAACCTTGAAAAGATTGAGCGTGAACAAACACTCAAGAAAGAAAAGGAAAATCTTGAAAAGCAGAAAGAAGCGGCTCTAAAGGCTATTGATGACCAGATTGACGCATGGGAAAAATACAAGGACGAGTGGGGCAAGGTTGTTTCTGATTACGAAAAGAAGCAGAAGGAACTTAATGTTCTACAGAAACTTGGTATTGACCTTGAAGCCGACAACTGGAAAGAGCGCCTTGGTAATCTTCAAGATTATGTTAATAAGTATGCCGAAATTATGGGGCAACTTAACAAACTTAAAAAAGAAGAAGAATTGGGTAAAGACCTGCCTTCCTATGACTCTAACAAGGGCACTGTTGGCGCGGGTGCTGGTGCAATTATCGGTACTGGTGCAGGTATTGCCACTGGCGGTGTAATTGGTGGTGCTGTTGGTGGCGCTATTGGCACAGTTATCGGTACTGTAACTGGCGGTCTTGGGCTTAATAAAGGTAGTTCTTCTTCTGGTGGTTCAAGTTCTTCTGGAAAAACTTACCAATCTGTTGGTGGTAAAGCACCATCTGGCTTAAAAGCTGGTGACAAGGTAGTTACCAATGGCGGTACTTACACTATTACTGGCGTTAATAAGGACGGTTCTTATACTTCCCAGAAAACTTCTAATACAACCAAGTCTAATTATAAAGGCACTTATTCAAAGAAGGCTTCTGGTACTAAATATAATGCGGCAGGTATTTCGCTCGTTGGTGAAGAGGGCGCAGAATTGCGCGTACTTGGTCAAGGCGAAGGTATTGTTCCTCACGATATGACAGCTAATTTGTTTGAATGGGGACAAACCAGACCGAGCGATATTGTATCTGTTATCACAGGCGCACAAACTGAAAATTCTGGTGTGACGATTTGCATAGAAAACTTCAATCCTTCTCTACCCAATGTTGTGGATGGTGAAGGTTTTGCTAATTATCTCAAGAATAATTTCTGGCGTAATGTTGTACAATATAAGACGACTATGGGGAGGGCGTGAGCGCAATGCTCACCCCTCTTTTATTAGGAGGGCATTATGGACGAAATGAACCAAGAAGCTGTACAAGCTATGCTTGAGGGCTTTAATTTGTTGCTTAAAGAAGCAATTAGTAATACTACGAAAATTTATGATGGCTTTGTCATTGGACAGAATGGGACTAATTGGAATGTAAGATATAATGGACAAGTTCATTCTATCAAACAACATGGCGACAATCCAGTAAAAGCTGGTAAAATCGTTAAAGTGTTTATTCCCCAAGGCAACGCCAATTTAACATTTTTTATGTAAGGAGGTATGGCAATGGCTTTACCAAGACCAGTGTTAAATACACAGGTTGCGTTTGACGCTACACAGGCTCATACCTTTACGTTTACTGTATATGGGTCTGGCGCTCAAGTTACAGCAAACAAGCTAACCATTAGAAAACAGACTGATAATTCGATTGTTTATCAACAGCAACAAACTACATTTAAGTTTGAACACACGTTACCCGCTGGTTCTTTGACCAATGGTAACTATTATAATGCGACTATTATCGTGATTGATGGCAACGGAGTAGAATCAGCAGAATCTATTCCTATTCAATTTTGGTGCTATTCTGCTCCAAGTATTGTAATGACGAATTTTCCTGTTACTGCAATTATTGATAATGCTTCATTCAACTTTGAGTTTAGTTATAACCAAGCTGAAGGAGAAAGATTAAATAGCTATGTAGTTAATTTGTATGATAGTACAAAGACGTTAATTTCTACTTCTGGAACAGTGTATGTAGAAGATGGCGTACCGCCGTATGATGGCAGTTATTTGTTTAACGGCTTTGAGAATACAACCGAATATTTTATTGAAATTGTTGGTTTAACAATCAATGGAACTACAGTAACGACAGGACAAGTACGATTTAATACACGATATATCAATCCAAGTATTTACTCACAGATAGAACTTGAAAATCATTGCAAAGATGGTTATATTACTGTTACTTCTAATATGATTTTGATTGAGGGCGTAAGTCAGCCCGACCCACCAACATATATAAATAATAAAGAAGTGGATTTACGCCAAAATGACAGTTATGTTGAATGGAATCAAGGTTACAATATTTCCAGCGATTTTACGACAAAATTATGGTTTAGGGGCGCAAATCCAAATTCAACTTTAATTCGCTTTAGCAATACTAATGGTCAAACAGTTGTAGTAGATTACCGAGAAGGATATAAAGACAAAACCGCTCAAGATAAGCAAGCGTATATGGAAGTATATGTTGAATCTATCAGTGGAATGAAGTATTATATCTTCAGTGATTATCTTGATATTCTACCAGACAGTTCATATTATTGTTTTTGGCTAAGACGAATTAACAATATTTATCAAACACATTTTGCGATTGTAGAATAAGAAAGGGGTGGATTTATGTTTCAGTTTATAGGACTAAGTGCGTTTGCAGGTCAAGATTGCTTAAATCCAACTCCTGCACAAGTTAATGATATTAAGACAACAAGAGTAACAAATGCTATTTTTGACCAATTCAGTGTAACGAAGAATGTATCTGAGCCATTTAATGTTTCACTTCCAACCGTTTGGGACTATGACACTATTATGGACGCTACATTTGACGGCAACATTGAAGCTGGCAATGTAGAGTTTGCTTTGAATCAGATTACTGAAGTCAAAATTAAGCGCCGTGTCCGTGGCACGTTTGATTGGCTGACGCTAAAATCTGTTCCTATTCATTCTGTATCTGACCTATCTTTTGCTTTTGAAGATAGAACAAATACGCATGGTGTAGAATATGAATATGCTTTTGTTCCAGTGCTAAATAATGCTGAAGGTGACTATATCATTAACAGTATTATGTCCGACCTTGAAGGTGTATTTATTGGTGACGCTAACACTTGTTACCGATTCTTGTATGATGTGCAATATGGGACGAATGCACGCAAAGTAAATGTTGGTACATTCCAACCATTAGGTAGAAAATATCCTATCGTTATTTCTAATGGTTTGCTAAGCTATGATACAGGCTCTATCTCTGGTATTGTGCTTGACGATGAATTTGAAAACACTGGTATTATAGACAGCGCAAAGACCAATGAAAAGAAGCGTAAACTCAAGGATTTTCTTGCAGATAAAAAGCCAAAGATTTTGCGCGATTGGACTGGCGCTAAGTGGTTGGTAGCTATTACCGATGATATTCAGATTTCTTATGCTGAATCTTCTGGTTTGCGCGTACCTTCTATGACTATTACATGGACGGAGATTGGTAATGCCGATGACCAAAATGATTTGTATTACAATGGCATTATTGACGCGCCATCATAAGGAGGAAGAAATATGCCAGTAACACTTGCACAATTTCAAACTTCTGTTCAATCGGTTCAATCTCGTTTTATTAAGGTTGAATTATTGAATTATCAATTTCAAACAGTAGATGAAATATCAGGAGTTTGTACTTCTGGTAGTATATCTATTGATTCTACTGCTGATGTACGAAGAACAGCGAGTATTGTTCTTGCGGTAAAAGATACCAGTTTTGAAGTAGCCAGTGGCGCAAGAGTATGGCTTGATAAATATATTCGTTTACTTGTCGGCACACAATCAATGCGAACTGGCAAGATTGAATATGTAAATTGTGGCATTTATATTATTGACGCTCCAAGCTATGAATATGCGCCAGAAACTAATACAGTATCTTTCAGTTTGCTTGACCTTATGGCAAAATTGACTGGTACACGAAATGGTTATTTGAAGGGTGTTCCTGTTGTGCTTAAAGCTGGCGAAAACATTCGTCAGACAATCATTGATACATTGGCTTTGGGTGGGTTTACACAATATGTTGTTGAAGAAGCACCATTTCCAAGTGTAATTCCTACAGACCTTGAATTTAGTCAAGGCGCAACTGTATATGATTTGTTGTCAGGACTAAGGGATATATACCCATATTATGAGATATATTTTGATGTAAATGGCACGTTCTTTTATAAGCGTAAGCCAACTGGTGAAAACGACCCAGTTGTTGTTGACGATACTACGTTTATTCCAATCGTTACCAATGAAAAGATTGAAGTTGACTTCCAGAATGTAAAGAATAGTATTGAAGTGTGGGGACGAACTCACGAACCAGCACATTATTCTGATACTGCGGAAGTCACTGACAATACTATTAAGCTAACCATTGAAGATGTAACAGCCTATACCGAAAATGTGGTATATGGTTTTACAATGAAAAATAATAAGGGTTTAACTGCGCCAAAGCTAAAAATCAATGACCTTGCTGTTTTGCCGATTAAGAATGATGACGGTACTGATACTAATATCATTGCCGAAGAAGGCGATGTTTATTTTTGTGTCCAGTATAAAACGACTTATTGGCGATGGCTTGGACATTTGCAAGCATATGGTTTCGCTGAAGATACAAATGAAAAAAGCCCTTATTATGTAAATGGCTCAGTAGGTCGTATTCGATTACCACTGTATGATGATGATTATGCGAATTGTCTAACAGACGATTTAGCATTGCAACGTGCTAAATATGAGTTATGGCTTCATACTAATCTGAACGATACTGTAACATTAAGTTGTGTTCCTGTATATTGGCTTGACGTTAATATGCTTGTTGAATACACATTGAATCGTAACGGCGAAAAGCGTAAGTATCTTATCACTTCAATTCAGCAAGGTCTTGCCCCAACAGATGATATGACTGTCACTATGGCAAGATACTATGGTGAAAATGAAGCCGATACTGATTATGAGTTGCTTGAATACATTGAATCTGATGGCGACCAATGGATTGATGTTGGGTTCAATCCAAAGCAAGATACTCGTGTTTACGCCAAAGTTAGTCAATATCCAAACACCAAGGAAGGCGCATTGTTTGGCGCTCGTGATTCTGCGGATGGCACAGTACATTATACATTCCGTACTAATGACAAAAAGTATCGTACAGAATATGCCAATGTTTACGCTGAATTTGCTACAGAAGTAAATTTTGAAGAACCGTTTACAGTGGATAAGGATGATAATGTAACCACTCTGAATATAGATAAAACGGTTACAATCGCATATACTGGTACGTTTACTTGCGCCAATAGTTTGTATATTTTTGCTTGCAATACAGGTGGGAAAGCCGACTTAAAGACTAAGGGCGTTAGAATCCATAGTCTTGTTATTTATGATGATGATGGCGCTGTACGCAATCTTATTCCTGCTCGTCATAAAGAGACTGGCGAAATTGGTATGTATGATGGCGTAGAGTTAAAATTTTACAAAAATGCTGGTACTGGCAAGTTTATTGCTGGTAAGGCAAAAGGAAATTAAAGGAAAGGAGTGGTTATTTGTCAACACGTTATAACGATTTATCTTTGACTTCGTTTCCTGATTCAGTAGACGTATTTAAGACATTTTTGAATATTGAAGCAAGAGATGGCACAGCTATTAAGGGCTATACCGATGCTATGCAAGCTGGCGACCAAGTATTAGCAAATCAATATCTTGCACAGATTTCTTCTGCATCGCAAAAGATTATTCAAGCGACTGACTTAAATAAATTAACAGAAGCTATTCTTGCGATTGAGCGTTTCTATTCTACGGACATTAACGATGATATTGAACAACGTCAAGTTGCGTGGAAAGCATTGATTGATAATTTTAGCTATATTAGTGAATGGGCTTCTGGCACACCATACAAAAAGAACAATCTTGTTTCATATACAGTTGGAACTAAGACAAATATCTATATTGCCATTGCTGATACTCCCGCTGATATTGCTCCTACAAATGGTAATTATTGGCGAGTAATGACGCAGAGAGGTAAGCAAGGCGTATCTGGTGTAGGCTTGGCTTACCGTGCGAAGTGGAACGCAAGCGAAGATTATCAAAAGGATAATGCAGTTACTTATGACGGCGCTCTTTGGCAATCTTTAGCAACAAACACTAATATCAAGCCCGGTACAAATGACAGTATTTGGAAGTTGGTTATGCCGTATAGCGTTACTGTATATCCAATTCAAGATACTGAGCCAAGTAATCAGAGTGAAGGCGAACTTTGGTTTGATACCACTGGCAATCCGACCAAATATTACAAACTTGAGCCACTTATCAATCCTGCAAGTGCATCTAATATTACCGCTGGCTTTGAAGCGTATGATGGTCAAGGTAATTTGATTGTAGGCACAGCGTAAGGAGGGTTATTATGGCGAATCCTAATAGCCTTTTTCCGTGGCTAAAATATCAAGATATTCAAATTGCTGATATAGCGTTACGAACGCAATTTGAATCTTATATGAGTGTAGGTAATTATAGTCAAGCATTACGTTTACTTTCCGATAATCAATCACAACTTCAAGGTAAGGCATGGATTGGTGATAGTATTAACACGCTTGTCAATGGAATTATAACGCTTGAAAGTTTGTACAATGACAATGTAATTAAGTTTTTGTCCGATTTGTCAGAAACTTTACAAAGTCTTGTAGACAATTATCGCAATGTCGGTACATGGATTGTTGGCAATGAATATAAGGAACTGAACTTTGTTGCTTATGACAATGAAATGTATATGGCGTTGCAAGATGTTCCTGTAAACACTCCTATTACTGATACTAATTATTGGTTATATGTTGGCTTGCGTGGAGAACAAGGTGTGGCTGGCGTAAATGTTCGCCAGCAGTACGATTATTCTTCTGGTAAAGCATATAACATTAACGACCTTGTTGTATATCAAGGACAGATATATGTTGCGCTAAAGAGCAACACTAATGTTCTTCCTACAAATAGTGATACTTGGCTATTGTATGAACGAGTAGTTAAAGCCAATATTTATGTCAGCAATGTTGCGCCAACAGAAGAACTAATCAACGGCAAAATTTGGTTCAAAACACAGTCTGACCCTTATACACATCTTGCCGATACACCGATTATTGGCACGTTTATGATGTATCAAAATGGTACTTGGGAAGAAATGTACCCTGATACCATTTTTGATTGGGTAGAAGATAAAGACCAATATAGAGAAGTTGGGTTTGAGATTGATACTATTATTGAATTTAGCGATATACAAGCTGTTGATATAAGAGATAGCCGAATTACAAATGACGCTATTGTTATGGTTTTACCACAATACAATATAACTGTTGAGCAATGGAAAGATTATAACCATATAGCAGAAGTACGAGTTGCTAATGGAGTAATTGGTATCTTTTCTGATGAAACTTTTAATGCTGTCAATCCCAGTACAAATATTCCTATTAGAATTTTAGTAAGATAAGGAGGGAGTAAGTTGATAGAATTTCGTCTTTCTGCAAAACAAAATAATACCTATCTTGACTTGTTCCCTCGTACATCTGTCAACGCTATTGTTAATGACGAACATATTCGGGGAACGCAAGTTCTTGAAGTAGATGTACCTGCTACAACCGAAACAATTCAGACGATTACTATTCAGACAAATAACCGTATTGTAGACGCGCCATTTGAAGTTCATTATGTTAGTGGCGATAAGAATAGCTACAATACTATTAGTCAAATAGAAGTTAGCGAAAATACGCTTACTATTTATCGTATTCATAATAAGCCAGAAGCCAGCGTCAAAATTGCCTTGGTATTTTATACTATGGGGGTAGATGGATATGGCAAATAAAGGTTTTACTATGAAAGTCAAGACGGCGAATGGGTATGTTAGCCTATATTCGCAAACGCTGTTAGAGAAGATTGACGGTCTGAATATTGGCTCTGTATATAAGCAGATTGTTACTTTATCAGCTAATAATTGGCAAGATTTACAACAAACTGTTGATGTTGCAGATATTCTTGAATCAGATACACCTATGGTTAATAAGATTCTTGAAGGAACGCCAGAACAAATGCGACTTCAAGAAAATGCGTTTAATACACTTGACCCTATTGTGGGGGTTTATTCTTTTGATGGGAAAGTAAGATTTACTTGCAAGACATTACCGCAAGTAGATTTTAAGGTACAAATATATTGGACTCGATAAAGAAAGGAGTGTGAAAAATGCCAGATTATATTAAAGCCCCTGACGGTGCGTATCTATTCAAAGATAATGAAGTTGAAATTATCAAGGATGAATTGGGTAGACCTATTGTAACATTTAAGTCTGCTGGCGCGACTGCTGTTAAATCAGTAAATGGTAAAACAGGTGATGTTCAGATTTCTTGTGAAGATGTTCATGCTTTGCCAGATACTACTCAGTATGTAACGCCAGATAATCTCAAAATTCTTGAAGATACTGTTCAAGCCTTGAATAGCGAAGTCGGAGATTGCGAAAAGAAATTAGATAATTTCAATACTCGTGTAACTGACGTTGAAGGTGCTATCGCTTCTAAGCTGACGTTGACAGGTGGTACAATGTTGGGTAATATTGACATGAATGAACACGCTTTGATTAACGCGCAAAAAGTTCATGTTAATGGTACTACGCCCGTGTTCATTGGTTCTGTTATTGAAAAAACTGACAAGGGTGTAAGACTAACCAGCACTACAGAAGGTGAAGCCGCATTTGTTAAACCGAATACTCAGAATACTTATGTTCCTGTGTTTGGTGGTGCTCCAACAAATGCAAGCCACTTAACAACCAAAACATACGTTGATAACGAAATTAGCAACATGGAATCCAAGATGGACGGACTTGTGCCATCTTTTACCACTGATATGGAAGGCTATGTCCTCACTATTAAAAATGGTGTACCGACTTGGGTTCAACCATCTTAATTAAAGGAGAGATTTCATGCCGAAGAAACCTATAATGGCTCCTGATGGTGGCTATCTGCTCGATGGCGATGATTTTGTTATCACTAAAGACGAGTTGGGTAGACCAGTTATCAGTGTAGTAGGTGGGGCTACAGGAGATGTCAAAAAGATTGTAGAAGAACACAATGACGACCCGAACGCCCACGAAAAAATTGACCTCGATGGTGGCGAGTTGTAATTCCACCAAAAGTATGCAAAATATGAGGATAACCTCATATAAATAAAAAATATATTTTTTATGAAAGGAAATTTTTTATTATGGCTATTATTCAAATTAAGAGAACTTCTGAACTTGCCAAGATTACTGCCGCTACTCTAAAGGCTGGTGAACTTGCTGTCGTACTGGGTACTGGCGCTGACGCTGGTAAGCTGTATGTCGGTGTTGACGGCGTAGCTGGCACTGCCATTCCTGTAAAGGCTTCTGGCGCTGACATTGCTAATAAGCTGGCAAACGCTCAGAATTTCTCTATTGAAGGTGACGTAACTGCTACTCCTGTTGCATTTGATGGCACTGGTGCTGTTGCGCTACAAGCTGTTATTGCTAATAAGGCTGTAACCAAGGCAAAGTTGGCTGACGAAGTTACTGCTTCTCTTGATAAGGCTGATTCTGCTGTACAAGAAGTTATTACTGGTACTACCAACGGCACTATCGCTGTAAAGGGTACTGACGTTGCTGTACACGGTCTAAAGGACGCGGCTTACTCTACTGTTGCTGACCTAAACAAGCACGCTGATGACGCTGTTGACGCTCTAAAGGGTACTGAAGCTGACGCTACTACTGCTATTACCGTTTACGGTGCTCGTGCTCTGGCACAAAAGGGCGTAGACGATGCCGCTTCTGCAAAGGCTGAAGCTGACAAGAAGGTTGCTTCTGTAACTGCTGAAGATAAGTCTATCGTTGTTGGTGGTACTGCTACTGCTCCTACCGTTAAGGTTGGCGTATCTATCACTTCGGGCAACGCTCTGACTCTGGACGCTAACGGTCTATTCGTAGCTACTCCTTCTTCTATGGTTGCTGGTAACGGTATTACCATTGAGAATAACACTGTATCTGCAAAGGTAGTTGCCGCTAACGGTCTATCTGTTGACGCTTCTGGTATCAAGATGGCTCTTGGCTCTGTTACCACTGCTGGTGCTGTTAAGGGTTCTTCTGAGATTGCTATTGGTGCTGACGGTGTTATGACCGTAGACGTAATTGACTGCGGTTCTCTCGACTAATTTTAGTCAAAATTCTTATTGACATTTCACAAATAGTGTGATACAATTAAGGGAGAGGGGAAATATCCTCTCTCCCTATTTTTTACGAAAAGGAGGTTTGAGTCAGAGATGCGAATAATTCTGAACGGTCGTGACGTATCGTACATTAACAATGACCGTGTTGTTGGCTTTGAAACAGACAATGATGTGAACGAGTTCATTTGCGTTGTAGAAGATTCTATACCTACGCCAGCTTGGGGATATAAACTTGATGTTAAAGCCAAATTGGGTAACAAGACATTCTACAACACAATTAACTTGACCAAGAGTAAAGACGCAGATAATGAGTATAGTGTTTTGCTTGGAGCGAATATGCTACCGCAAGGTAAATGTTTATGTAATATTCGCCGTATTTCGGGTAAAAAGGTTTATAACTCAGATGTGTTTGAAATGTGGGTTAAGAAGCCTGTGCTTAGTTATTGTGGCGCATATCAGGAAGATGGATTTATCCCCAGTGGGTTCTTTCAAATTGAGCAAAGAATGGACGAAATAAATAATCATCCTCCTGTCCCTGACGCAAGCGGGTACTGGAAAATCTGGAACGCTGATAAAGGCGAATACGAAATTTCAGATATTCCTTCTTCTGGTGGAACAGTATCTTTTATTGCTGGTGACGGTCTTGATATTCAAGATAACAAAATTTCAATTAAAACAGATAACAAGTCTATTTCCGTCAATGAAGATAACGAGATTTACGTTAATGGCATTGACGGTGATATTTTGTAAGAAAGGAGATTATTTATGACGAAGAAAATTCAACTGCTTCGTGGCAAAGAAGTTAAGCTAAAGTCTGCTACCAATCCTTCTGGTTACGTTCTTTCTGACGCTGAGTTCTTTGTAGATACTACTCAACACAAGGTTATTGTTGGCGACGCTAACGCTACGCCAGACGGTCGCTTTGCATTGGCTAATGAGTCTGAAGTAAAGGCGGTGCAAACCGAAGTTGAGGGTATTGCTCAAGATGTTGGTGATATTCAGCTTGATTATGCTAAAACCGCAAGTGGTAATACCATTACTGCTAATAGTGTGGCTGTTGCTAATGGCGAAGGTAAGCTAACTGGCGTTACTGGTACTGCGGGTCAATTTATTGGTTTTGACGCTAATGGTGTACCTACTGCACAATCCGTTAGCACTTCCAGCGCTCTTAACAAGTCTGCAACTGTTACTCTACCAGTGATAAGTGGCACTACTGCTACTGTTGCTGTAAGCGGTATGGTAGCCAATGCAGACCCATTCTTTGTTATTCCTCAATGGGGTACTAATATGACAGATGAAAAGTCTGCGTGGAACAAGATTATTAGTGTTGAATCTCAAGCGGGTTCTCTCAAGTTTACTACAAGTGGTAGCACTGCAACTGCTGTTACTTTTAAGGTCTTTTGGACTGCATAATAATAGGGAAGATAGTTAATTCTATCTTCCCTATTTTTTTCGATTGTTACTTTAGATGGTACAGAGACTATTTTCAATTTCTGACCATGACGCAAAAGGATAAAGACCATACTCATTATCCTTGTTCCACTGCTGACTGAACAGTAAGCCGAATCTGTGAGTGCCTGAAGCCACAATCCATTTGTGAACATTCTCGGCACAATCGTCAATAAGAACGTCACCTTGTACCAATTCTTTGTTCTGTGTGATGACAATATGGTTGTTGAGCCAATCCGTAGATACGTCTAAGTTTCGCTTTAGGCAATCCATCTTTTCGGTAAAGGCTGGATTGAATACATTGGACGCTGTGACAAAGTAAACTTCGTGCTCTTGGTGAAGCCAATCAAAGGCGTTTTTAGCACCGTCAATTAACGATACTTCATTGTGCCAAAATGTGCAATCTTCAAGTTCAGCCCACGGATTGATATTCTTATATACGCTCTCAAACCAATGATAATGCGTTACGTTTTCAAGAGTATATCTTGTACCGTAGCGATTGTTAAGACGCTTGAGCAATGCTTCTTGAGTGTTAAGCATTACACCATCTACATCAATTAAGATTCTCATAGAAATGTTATCTCCTTTGAACGTTTGCCACGCGAGTTATTGTTTCTTGACTCTAAAAATTCTGCCATGTAACGTTCTCTTTTGTCGCTTGGTAGAATATTGACAATACAATAGGGGCATGATAAACATTCTGGTATTTTCATTGCGGGCGCACTACAAATGTCAAAAAGAGTATCGCCTAAAGACTTTCTTTCTTTGTAGCACTTGCGATATTTTCTCCAACGCTTAACACTTCTAAACAGATTACGAAGTCGCATCATCATCAACTCCGAACATCTGACCATACCAGCCTTCTTCAGTGAAAGCTAATCTATTGTTATTATCAGTAATTACCTTGGGGTCATCTGGGTCTGTCATATCCCAATAATCAAACGCCACATTGCAATTAAGGCAAGCAATAGCAGTATCTACCTTTGCGTTTACCTTTACGCCACAGCAAGGGCAAATATAAGACTTCTTCTGTGCAGGGGTGACTTCTGGGAAAGTAGTGTTGCGAGTATAGTCGCAGATATGCGGGTCTACAATGCCATCGTCAATAAGAGATTGAATGAAGTCGCAGAAAGCAGGGGTTGCTTCGGTATGACCCCAACCAATGCCTTGCGCCTTGTCACAGATAAGGTCACGGGCTTCGCACGCCTTCTTGAACTTCTTGTTGTGGGACTTACCCTTACAGTCAATGATACTATTAACCTTGCAATACAGATGAATCATCTCGTGCATAAGGGTTTCGGAGGTCTGGTAGATACCATCACCAAGGCGTTCACCAGCAATGCTAATTTCATACTTAATGTCGGTATCATCGTTGACATTAACATAAGTGTCATCCCAAAAGCATCCTGCGAGGTTATTGCCATTCTTCTTTGCGCCTACAGTAAGGGTGATGTAGGGCTGTGGAAGAGTGGATTCAAAATAATGCTCATTAAGGTGTTGGAATAAGGTTTCAAGATTCTTAATTACTTCATAACTTGTCATGGTTATTCTCCTTTAATCATTAGAAGTGATGGTTACAGGTGCAATCATTTCTGGCAGGAAGTTGACTTCGTAGTGATACTTGTCAACGTAAGCACCGCTTACATCTTCGACAACGTAAATCGTCCAATCGTTAAGATATACAAGGTGCTTTTTGTAAATGCCCTTTCCAATTTCTACCGTGACTTCAAGTTCGTTGGTATCGTTGTTTGCAATGGCAAAGTTGCCAATAAGTTCAAATACAGGCTTGTCGGTACGAGCGTTAATGACTTCAAGCCTACGAGTTACGTTAAAATTATCGGCTTCTTTTGCAATGTTGTATGCAACGCGAGTACTCTGACGACCACAGCCAGAAGCACATAGAAGGGTTACGCCAGCTAATGTGCCAGCAATTACACGTTTGATATTCATATAGATTTCCTTTCAATTAGGGGAGCGGTTTATTCCGTTCCCCTATTTTTTTCATCATCGTCATTAAACTCTGATAGAAGCCCATCGTCAAATCCATCATACCAACCTTTTTCATAAAAGATTTCCGCTTGAGCAATGAATGTAGAAAAGAGATTCATAAACAGTGCTACTGTTTTTCGGTCATCTTCAAGCGTCATACCAAATAGTGACGCTTCTTTATTTGGAAGGTCGGTATCAACAATTATAATAACAGCGTATTCAGAGTTGTTATAATTGAAATGTAGTGTGGGATAAATCATAGTTCCATGCGCTTACTTGCCTGTACTACCAAGTCCACCATTTCCTCTTGCTGTATCGCTCAGATTCTTTACTTCGTTGAAGTCAATCTGTTGGTATCTGCGAAGTTCCATCTGTGCAATACGGTCGCCCTTGGCAATGGTAAAGTCTGTGCCAGAAGTATTGAGAAGAATTACCTTAATCTCTCCACGATAATCTTCGTCAATTTCACCGCCCACAGTAATAATGCCCTTGCTTGCAAGACCAGAGCGAGAACGAATCTTGAGCATGAAGCCTTCTGGCGGTTCGCAAGCAATACCAGTGCCAATAACTGCGGTAGTGCCAGCGGGAACAATCTTATCTTCAACAGCATAAAGGTCACATAGACCAGCCTTTGCGCTACCATACTTGGGGATAATAGCGTCCTCATTCATCTTCTTAATCTTTACCTTTACCTTTGCCTTGGTAAACATCTCAAAGGTCTGCGCGGTCATCATCTGTACGAACTGTGGGAAGTCTACCTGCATGGTCTGACCGATTGGTGGTTCACCGCCCATTCGCTTGGGGTCGAAGTTTGGGGTTGCTTGATTGGGTAGAATGATTGACATAATGATTCCTCCTTATTTAGATACATAAAAGAATAAGTGTGTACTAATTGTCTTTCCTTAGTACACACTTATTGTATCACGTTATTTACTTGTTGTCAATGGTTACTTCATAAAAATCTTTCAAATAAGGGATTTTTTCGAGCATGGTGGAAACGAATACGCGCCACTCTGGAAGTCGATGATTTGCTCTTTGCTTACACATATTAAGTAGAGTTTCAAGGGAGCAATCATAGGTTGCTCGAATCATAAAGCCCTGTGGGAGCATATTACGAATCTCTTGAAAGATAACTGGGTCTTTAGTATCAAGATAGATTTCACGCAGACGATTCAATTCATCAATCGTGCTATGCCACCACTCGGCGTGAACAGGGTCTTGATAAGTCATTGCTTCAACATTGAAGTCAAGCATATAAAATTCTTCAGACATACCCTTGTGCATAAAAGAGCAAGAATTACGAGCAGTAGCTACCTTGTATGTGTCAAATTCAGCCCATATATACGCGGGCATGATAATATCCATCTGAACGTGGATAAAGCGTAGGAACTTGCGGTGCTCTGTGCCAGCCTTTACAAGACGCTTTGCAAGGTTAAGGTCAGCTTCGCCAAGGGAGAATGTGCCGTCTGGGTAAAAGAAGCTGTCTGACTTAGCCCATGAGTTTAGAGGATTTCGCATACCTCTAAAAGCGCCTTCCCAGCCGTAAGTTTGGATGTTGTCAATTTTAATCATTGGGGATTCCTCCTTATAAGTGTTGTCCATAGTTTTCTTTATGAATAGTGCTGTGTTTGTCATTGTGACGATTAACCCAAACAGTGCGAACAACAGCAGTACCATCTGCGTTCAAAACGATAGCGGCACAGGTGTCTTTATCAGGGAATTTATTATTTTGCAAGCGAACAACAACCTTAGTTACGCTACCGAGTTCAAATTCGGCTTCAATTACTTCGCCGTGCAACATAGCTTTATAGCAATTATGAGGAAGGTGAAGTTCAGAAATGCGCTTGAAATAATGCCGTGTAGGGATAATAGTGTATTTCTTTCTCAAGGCGTACTGCACGGCGTATTCAACTTCATCACACCAGAATACATTTTTATTAAATGTGCCGTTAAGAGAGTAAAGGAAAGTGCTAAAAAGATAACTTTCAAGAGAACGAGATAAACTACTCCAAGTATACTGACCATCTCGAATTTGATGCTTCGTGCCGTTAATTTCAACATATGAGTCGTGAATGTCCACATCAAAAGTAATTTTCATTTTAATCTCTCCTTAAAAAAACAATACTTCTTGTTCATATAGATAGTATATCACAAGAAGTATTGTAAGTCAAGGGTTATTTAGTTGTCAGAATTAAAAAGAGTAACGTTACAGTCAACCATAATAACACGGTCACTTTCACCATAAGTGTAAGATACACTGTCTACACGAGCAGTTTCACAAGTGTTGGGTGAAGTATAGATATATTCACCTACACGCGGAGTAGGTGAGCCGAGTGGCATTTCCCACTGTGCGTATACATAGTCGCTATATTGACCTGATTCTGCGTCAAGGTCAAATAGTCTGATTAGTGTGTTCATTAAGTTCCCTCCATTAGAATAGGTTCTTTTTGATTGATAGACATACGAGAAAGGATGACACGTTGGTTGCTTGAACCACGCCATTTAAGCGTAAGGTCGCGCAGAGAATCAACATATTGTCCATCTACTACTATATCACATAATGATATTAGGTTTTGGCGGTAGATTCTCATGTCAGATTCATCGTTCCATATATCTTCCCACTTAAAGCCAGTCCATAGCCATACTGTTTTGCCAAGGCTACGAGCGGTTAAAGCAAGTTGATTCATAATGTGAAAGCCTGTGCTGTCTTGACATAGTGGGTCGCCACCCAATAAAGACAGACCTGCGATATGAGGTTGACGTAGCCATTCGCAAATTGTGTTAAATTCTGTTTCTGTGAATTGTTTGCCATTGTTAAAATCTTGCGCTTCTTTGTTGAAGCAGTTATGACAATGAAAATTACAACCAGATACGAAGAGGGAAACTCGTATTCCCTCTCCGTTAGTAATATCCATGCTTCTGATACTGCTATAATTCATTCTATCACTTCATTTCGTGGTTATCAAGGTGAACATAACGCTCCTTGATTTCTTGTGTGCGTCCTTGATTCCAGAATTGAGAACCAATGTAGCCACAAGTACGCCGAGCCACATTCATCTTAGTCTGGTCAGTATTGCCACAGTTAGGGCAACGCCAACTTAGTGTACCATCATTATCTACAATCTCAATCTCGCCATCATAACCACATACTTGGCAATAGTCGCTTTTAGTGTTAAGTTCAGCATACATAATGTTATTGTAGATAAACTTAATCACTTCAAGAACAGCAGGAATATTATTGGTTAGGTCGGCACATTCAATATAACTGATTGCACCGCCTTGAGACAACTTTTGATATTCAGCTTCGATAGCAAGTTTGCTAAAGGGGTCGATTTCTTCGCGCACGTTAATATGGTAACTATTAGTAATGTAATCTTTATCAGTAATACCTTCAATTACGCCAAAGCGTTTCTTTAGACACTTGGCAAACTTGTAAGTAGTAGATTCAATAGGAGAGCCATATGGAGAGTATGCAATATCTTCTGCTTCTTTCCATTCGTTACATTTGTCGTTGAGATGTTGCATTACCGCAAGACCAAATTCCTTGCCCTTGCCATGAGAGTGGCTTTCACCAGTCATATACTTTACACATTCGTATAGACCAGCATAACCAAGACTTAGTGTGCTGTATCCACCATGTAGCAATGGATGAATTGACGCGCCTTTAGGCAAACGAGCAAGTGCGCCGTGTTGCCATAGAATCGGCGCTACGTCTGAAGTAGCAATAGCAAGGCGTTCATGTCGGCATTGCATAGCTTTGTGGCAAAGTTCCAGTCGTTCATCAAAGAGTTGCCAGAACTTTTCTTTATCACCCTTAGAAGAAAGGGCAACATCAGGAAGATTGATGGTTACTACGCCTTGGTTAAATCTTCCCCAGTATTTAGGTTTGTTGTTAGAGTCGAGATAAGGGGTTAAGAACGAGCGACAGCCCATACAAGCAAAGACATTTCCGTTGCCATTTGCATCAATTTTATCTCGCTTCATAATTTTGGCAGAAATGTAATCTGGAACCATTCTTTTAGCAGTACATTCAGCCGCAAGTTTGGTCAACCACCAATACTCTGTGTTTGGCTCACAGTTGTTTTCATCGAGTACATATAACAACTTAGGAAAGGCAGGAGTTACATAATGTCCTACTTCATTCTTAAAACCAATCATACGCTGTCTTAGAAACTCTGCGATTAGGGTTACTGTTTCTGCTCGATATTCAATATTGTCATTGATATACATAAATACACTAAGGAATGGTGCTTGACCATTGGTATTAGTCATGGAATTAACTTGATAATTGAAAGTTTGTACAGCGTCAGATACTTCTTTGTCTGTATCTTGACCAGCAAATGCTTCAGCGTCAAGTTCGTTCATGCCACGCTTTAGGTACTTATTCTTATGGTATTCATAACTATCTCGTACAAATGGCGCAAGATGAGCAAGGTTGATAGAACAGCCACCATAAGAAGAACTGGTAACAGCAGTAATAATTTGTGTAGCAATAGTAGCCGCCGTTAGTAGACGATGTGGTTTATCAATTTTTACGCCGTTAATCACTGTACCATTTTGAAGCATATCTTCAAGGTTTACAAGTTCACAGTTTCCAGTTACCATGCCGTTGGATAGTGTAAAAGTATGGGTAATTGGCTCTTCTACACACCATGCGTCCATAGCTGGATTGCACGTCTTAAAGCTGTTTTCTCGTCCTTGCCTGTTATCTTTATATTTTTTGTTGTAATGAGGTTTAATTTCTTTTACAGTCCACAGCCAATTTTTTGCCTTTTGTTCAATAATGAAACTATAAGTAGTAATAGAAAAATCTTCAACATAATTGCTATGTCTATGTTCTTCAAACTTACTACCAATATAATATCCAGCAAGTGCGGAAATTTCTTCAATCATTGCCATAAGACGATTGTCGGTGGTAGAAATACTATGGCTATTCTTTCTTCCATCTGCACAATAATATCCGTGGAACAAAGCAATTTTTTGGTCAAGTGATAGCAACTTCCAAGCATTGTTGTTAAGAAAAGATTGCTTGGAATATTCTGTACGATTATATGCTACATAATCATTAGAATTTGTTACTTGATAATATTTATAACCAGCTTTAATGAAGTATTCTAAATATTCGTTTTTATCGTTACATAGGCGGACTTGAACGCCCTTATCAGAACAATCGCATCCATCTCCAAGAATAAAGCCAAAACAAAACGCTCGTAGTTCTTCTAAGGTGTTGGGAACATAATTGCTTGCGGAGTCTGTTAATGGGAAAAGTTTGTCGCCTACTTGTAGATTGGTTGTAACTTCTCCTGTATCTAAAATCCATCTATGGTTTTGTGTACAAGTTACGGTTTTTTCTGATTTTGGAGTCTTAAAAGTTATATCAAACATTTTTTGTTTGCCATATTTTTTTACTGTTGCTTCACGCCAAGCACCATTTTTATCTTTGACTTTAATTACTGCACCATCAGCAAAACTATTAAAGCTACGCACGCCAAGGTCAGTTACAAGTTTAGTATCTCCTGAGAAACAATTATGAAGTGACTTCTGGGCGAAGTAGTCCATATCGTGAAAATGCAAGATACCTTCATCGTGTGCCTTTACAATTTCTGGCGGTAGCAAAAAACGTCTTGCAATATCTGTGCTTGTAATGCCAGCGATATAATCTCTCTGAGTAGTTACAATACGAGGATTTTTATTGCTGTTTTCTGTATTCCAGTAATCGTTTTCACCGTCAATCAATTCTTTAATAGATTTGTCGGTAGTGTTGCTTTCGCGCACAAGATGATGTAGATAACGATATTCGATATATCGCCGTGCTACATCTTTGTATCGACTAAGCATAAGTTTCTTGGTGACAATATCTTGAATTTCTTCGACAGTCATATCGGCTTCTTTGCTACTAATTTCAGTAGCGACCTTATTAGCAAAGCCAGACATTTCGTCTGTTACGGTAGAATATACTTCGACAAATGCCTTGCTAATTGCCTTTACAATCTTGTCTTTATCAAATTCAACTTGTCTACCATCTCTCTTAGTGACAATCATTGAACCACCCCTTGTATATAAATTTTTATAACCTACAATATCTTGTAGAATACCATAGTAACATAAAAATGTTACTATGGTATGAACAAATTGTAAACAAATTATGAACAATTATTTCTATACTTTACTTTCGTTTCGCGTTCGATTTGGCAAATCTTTCCGTATATTACGCTTAGTGCTTCATATTCGCGTTTAAAGTCGAGCGTGCTACAACCTCGCCTAAACAGGAATTGGTATACATAATTGTATTGGTTTACCAAGTATTGAAAAATCAGCCTTTGCGATTCATACTTAAATTGGTGTTTCCGAAAGTAGTCAATGTATGTTGGGTTGCTTGGGTCGTCAAAGAACTCAGCTTGAAATTCATTATGTAAATCAAACATTATCCTAAATCCTCATCAAAACCGATAGCCATTACTTCTTCAGCCCTGACAAAGACATGGTTACTATTGCTTCTTTCGATAATCCAATAATCTTCATCATGTGGCAGTCTAAACTCTACTACATCGAAAAGAAACAATGAACTACCGTTTTTCCTAATAATTTTCAGTGTTTTCGGTGTGCTTACCATTACCTACACCTCACTTCACGCTAATGCTCTTGTTCTCCACCAGCTTAACACCATGTAGCGGAGTACCACTCTGTACCATCTTCTTGAGGTCGGTCTTGCTATACTTGTAGGTTTCAATCTTAGTGCATAGGTCTTTGTGGAACTTGAGAAATTCTTCTTCATTGACTTCAGTAGTGGTAGACTTGCGGAAAGAAATCTTGCAACGTGCAGTTTCAAACTTGCTACCTTGCAGGTCATCGGACAGCATAACCTTTAGACGATTGATAAGATTTTCCTTGACCTTGCGGCGCTTTGCAAGGTTGACTTCTTCCTTCTTGATAGCATCACACTCGGCTTCAACAGACTTAATGTAGCAAGCGATGTTTTCAATCTTTTCGTCATGTGCTACTTGAAGCTGGTCAAGTAGCGACATATCAGTAAGGATTTCGCCAGTTTCTTCGTCAATCTCGATGTTGTTCATAAAGTCGAGAATTTGGGAGTTAATGTCATATAGTGTCATTTTGATTCCTCCGTTAAATGATTTATAGTTCTACGTTTTCGATTTCAGCGCGTACTTCAAGCGTATGCAGATATTCGCTCATTACATTTGCTTGATGTTCAAGAAGTTCAATAGGACAAGTCGGCTCAAAGTCGAGTGTTCCAGCTTCATGCTTCACGAGCATACGATGTAGCTTATTGTACTTATCCTTGAGTTCGTGATACTCGTTAATCATACGGCTTACATAAGCGGGAATTTCTTCTGTAGGTTCATCCTCAGTAGGCTCGTTCTTGCAATCACAAGAGTCGTCACAAGGAACAATCTCAAAATCAAAGTCGCCATTTCCGTTTTTTGGGTAATCATCTGCCTTTACTTTGAACATACTAACCGTTGGCATAGTTGCAATAATATTTTCAATCTTGCCGCAATATGGCACGTTATTTGTTTCGAGTCGTTCAATTAGGTCGTCAACATCAATTAGTTTCTTCATCTGCGCTTTCATAGTGCTTTCTCCTTTTACTAATCTTAATACATTTGTGTCCACCGTGTCGTGTGCCGTTAATTTTTACTTGCTTCTCAGTTACCTTTTCAATAACGCCTTCTTCAAAGTTGGCTGAAGTCTGAATCTCACAAATATAAACAACGGTATCCCCGACACGAAGTTCTTTACCAAAGTAATCTCGTGCCATGAAAGTTATACCTTTTCGTATGTTTTCTCGAATACATCAGGTTTACACGGGTAGTATTCGTCGTTTACGCCCTTAATGATGTAATCGCCAATGGACGCTTGCATAAATCCTTCTAACGTTTCAATACCTAAATTGTAAAACACCGCATTACCTAAACGCGAAGTTGCAAATTTTGCGCTGTCTCCACAGAAATTATTGATTTCTTCACTGTTATCACCTGTCCATTGGACAGCTTCGATGGCTACGGGTTTCTTACGATATTTCATAATCATTCTTTTCACTCTCCGAAAATCATAATATGTTTAGTCCCGCTCTCAGGGTCATGCTTGCGTAACCAATCCTTAAATTCTTTTTTAGTAGAACAGCGATATAGCATATTCTGCATTTCATTTAAGTTCTGACGAATAATTTCAAGGTCTTGACGAACACCGCTGATTGACTCGATAACATCTTGTCGTACTTCTTTACTAATCATTGTAGTTCTCCTTTCTAATACCAACACCAGCAAATCTTAGAATATCACACAAATCGTTGTTGAAATTGCCTACATAATCGCCATTTTCATCATAAAGACTGTATGCAATATAAGGCTTTGCTGTAATACCAGTAGCGTCACGCAGTTTGGCGAGAAACTCTTCGTCAACGCCATCATAATCAAGATAGTCATTTAATTCATTGAATTGCTTTTGAGAGATTGTTCTCATTCTACCTTACACCCCATATTCTTTGCCAGTTGTTCTACAGAGGTTTTAATTGTTGCATTCGTCAATTTCATACCGTACTGCGGTAAATTTTCAATAATATCATTGATTTCCGCTTCATGCTCAATACCGTTATCTCTTAACGCTTGTAGTAGTTCATCTTTACGAATTAGACCACTAATCTCTATTGTAAAAGAATCACAAGTATTTGTTATTCCTTTCATTCCAATTCCTCCTGCAAGTCCATATTCACTGTTTCAGTACCACAAGCGTTCGGCTGTACCTTGTACTCAAAGCCATACTGCTTCTCATACCCTTGTAGCACACCTTCAATAGCTTCATAGCCTGTATCGAACCTATGAACATCATGGTTTGCCTTGTCGATTAGCTGTTCTGGGTCAATTTCATCTTCACATTCAACAATGTGATAGTGCTTGGTCAATTCAACAATTAGATACTTAGCCATTGGTTTCACCTTCATTTGAAGAATTTTGTAAGTCGTTAATAAATGTCATAATCTTATTATAGCACCCGTTACATACGCAACTGTACACTTTGTCAATAAAACCGCTGTGTTTTTTCGTCATGATGTTCCAACTCATACACATTGTTCTCGCATTCATTTCCTTGCCACATACATCGCAAAATGTTTTAGTCATTTTTATTCTCCTTTAGTAAGTTGATAAAATCAACAATTTTCTCTGTACAATCTTTGCATACTTCTGGACAGACTCTTACCCACGGAGTACGGAGCGTTCTATTTTTGCTGGTAATCGCAACATTGTATGCGCTCATTTGCTCAAGCGCGGATAGCTCCTTTCCGCATATATCACAGAATGTTTTAGTCATTGTGGCTCTCCTTTTCGTCTTTAATCGGATATTTTCGGAACAACTTACTATATTGCCAAAACTCATGAACTGGGTACAGATACATTAGTGTTTTGAAGATATAATACATTTCACCAGTATTTTCATCTAAAGCAAAATGGCTATGTCCATTCCAAATTAACTTAAATTGTTTACCGAATTGTTCTTTCAGCCATTCTTCTTTAATCTTATTTTCGCCGCGATTTTCGCCTACTCGCGGTTGATATTTAAGCCTTTTCATTTTCATTCTCTCCTTTCCATCTAAACAACTTCTCTGTTTTCTTAGGCTGATTATTCTTGTTATAATCAAGCGTTCTTCTCAATTCCTTTTCCCAGACAACTTCAAAATCGTCTGGCGCTTCTTGCTCGGAAATAAATACAATACATCTCTTAGAAAGTTCACGCATATATTCCCAAAATTCTTCGTGGTTAAAATCACCAGTTGTATAACCAGTGGTTTTAGCATAAGGTGGGTCGCAATATACAACCGCCCCGTTTGGAATATCAACTTCACGATAATCAAGACAAGTAAAATTGGCATTTTGTACACCTTGTAGGTCACGAAGTAAACTACGTTCCGCTTGAGCGCAATAATCGTCACCTCGCTTATTACTTGCTAAACCGCTAAACCATTTACCACCAAACGAACAGCCAAAACCAACAAAACCAGTTAACGCCTTATTCTCGTCTTTGTGCTCTTTGACGTAATAGTATTCTTCTTTAGTGACAATAGAAGGTGGTGTCCAGCCAGATTGTAAGCCTTTCCACATTTCAATCAAATATGGATGCTTGTCATTAAGAATTTTGGTTTCTGCTTTTACTTTCGCTTCAACTGCACAAGACCCACAGAACAGACTTACGAATGTCTGCCCCCCCCAAGTTCAAGGTGTGGTTGATAACTTGTGCAATCTGAGTTGAGATACGAGATTTCCCACCCATGTATTGCATTGTTAATTACCTCCGAAATTTGTTTAGAAATACGAGATTTACCGCCTAAGTAACGCATATAATCATCCTTTCATATTGATGATTATATCTTATCTCATTTTAATCACTTTGTCAATACGCTCTTTAGCGATTTCAAAATAATTTTCATCAAGTTCTATACCGATGAAATTACGATTTGTGTTGGCGCAAGCTACGCCTGTACTGCCAGACCCCATACAGTTGTCGAGAACGGTCATTCCTTCGTTGGTATAAGTCTTAATCAACCATTCAAGTAGGGCTATTGGCTTTTCTGTTGGGTGTAAAGATACTGAAGGATGGGGCTTTGAAAAAGTAATCAAAGAAGTTGGATGTTTCATATCTCCAAGTTCTTTATGATTATCTACAATCGTATATTTTCCATAGTTGTTGTTTACTTGACTTTCATCTTCAGAAGTTTTATTTACTGCTTTGCCTTTAGAATGATTTGGTGCTCCCTTGATTTTTTGTGGATTGTAAATTGGCTGTTTGCCATAAAACACAACAATCTCTTCTGTCGCTCTTAGTGGCATTCGATTAGCATTGAGAAAACCAGAAGGCAACACTTTGTTCCAAATAAGATTGTATCTCCACATTTTAGAATTGCTCATCATCAATTTTGCCATGAACATACCGTCAGCAAACAAACAAATTGCACCATTCGTTTTTATAATTCTTTTATATTGTTCCCATAATTTATCAAGTGGAATAATAGAATCCCACTTGTTCCTCGTAACTCCATAAGGCAAATCACATAGAATCATATCTACCGACTGGGGGGGGGATATGGGGCATAAGTTCAAGGCAATCGCCATTCTTAATATCAATCATTGTTTGTTCTCCTATTTAACTTAAAGTTAAGTTTACTTCTTCTGAATTTCTTCAAAGACAATCTGCTTTGGTAGCATCTTATGGCACACATACACACTGCTAAAGGGTGGGTTAAGGCTCGGCTTCTGGTCTGCGTAGTCCTTGAAGTAAGCTACTCTGCGGTTAAGATACATGATTTCAAACTCATTATTCTTAAACATATCGAACCTGCGCTGAGATTCAAACAAGCCTACAACACCTACCAGCATTGCAAACGGCTTGCCGATTTCAAACAGCCGTTCCAGCACTTCTGTCTTAACGCTATAAGGTGGATTGCTGATAATCATGTTGCACTGTGGTATTGGTGTTGTGAAAAAGTCTTGACCGTTATCAATGTGCGTACAGATTACCTTGTTGCCTTGTGCTCTAAGCATTTTAACAAAGTGTGATTCTTCTGTATCAAAAGGACACCATACTGTCAGTTGGGGGGGGGCATAAGCCAAGATAGGCTTGACCGCATAGGGTGGTGTATAGAAGTTATCGTTGCCAGAGCCAGCTACTTTATCCATTTTCATGATTGCTCTCTCCTTACTTAATCTCAATAATTTTTTCTGCTTTCCCAATTATCATATCATTGGAAACGCGTTTAACATAAAAGAAATACTTCTTTACTCCGTCCCTTACTTTGTAGATGATAAAGATATAGTCTTGTCCAAGAACAAATGGCTCATCGTCTGTGTATTGAATGGTTTGGCTAACAACTTGTTCGTCAATGATTTCAGCGTGAGCGTCTAACCATGCTGAATCAATTTCTTCTACACAACAAGCGGGATAAGAAAAACTTTCTGTGCCGTTATAATAAGTGATATAGCGGTCAAATGTGCCACTAATGCCCTTCTTGGCTTCTACAATATGCCCCCAATCACCAGCCTGCCGAGAAACATTCAAGATACTTAAGATGCGAGTACCGTCATCAGAAGTATCTACAAAAAAATTATTTGCTTCTTTAGCACATTCTGACGCTTCTTTCCAAGGTTTGATATAAACTTTCATAATTAAAAGCCTCCTTGATTTGATACTATTGTACCATTCTCAAGGAGGTCTGTCAAGCATTTATTTTAAGTTTTTAGAAAGAATTATAGTCAGAATTTTGTTTAATTAAATCTTGAATGCCTTCTCTCAGCGCTTCAAACATCATCTCTGCGTCATCAGTTGTCCAATATTCATCACGAATTTTATATTTAACAATACAATCTGCTCCATAATTTTTTAGAGCGTCTTTGAATTGCTTTGCTAATTCTTTGCCATACACCACTGGTTCTCCCATAATGGTTTTCACGCCATCTTTAGGTACAGAAACATAGTATGTTCCAGATAGATAGTTGTTAGGTTCTTGCTGTATATAAAGTCCCATTATATTTGCTTTTATAGCAGTGGTGGCAAACTCTAAATCTTTTTGTTGCTTTTCGTTCATTGCTTAGCCCTCCTTCAGCATATCTTTCAGCCAAGTATCTCGTGTAGTTTCTTCTTGAATAGCAAGAGCGTCAGAAATAACATTCTTATCGCCAATAACAGTAAGGTGCTTTTGTGCTCGGCTCATAGCTACATACATAATATTACGAGTGAGCATACGCCGATGTAAAGCGTCAAACAGAGAAATTACCGCTTTAGACTGTGACCCCTGTGACTTATGACAGCTAATACAGTACGCAAGAATCAAGTTCTTCAAGTCGCTACCGCTGTACACACCATATCCGCTGTCAAATTCAACAATAAGAGCCAGACCCTTATCGCACTCCATAACGTCACGCACATAGCCAATATCACCGTTCATAACAGAGATAGGCGCAGAAGGCTCAAATACACCGTCATCGTTTAATTGCATAGCAGTCATATTGTAATTATTATGAATGTTGATTACCTTGTCGCCCATATTAAAGCGAATTGTCTTGTGGTCGCGTTCATATTCAATGCCAGTAAACTCGCCATCGTTAAACTTGTCTTGAATAGCTTCATTGATAGCATAAGTGCCAGCATCACCTTTATTAAACGGCGACAGTACCATAATTTCGTCTTTGGTATAGCCTTTATCAAGTAAAGCAGAGTATTCTTCTACTACTTGTTTAATAGGCGTATCAGAGATTTGTACGAACTTAAAGTCATCGTAGGTTTCGTCAATGTGTTGGATATTACCATTACGAACATCAGTTGCCATAGTAGCAATACCACCCACGCCATAGCGGAAAACTTTAGTAAGTCGAGAGATGGGTGCAACATTACTATTGATAAGGTCAGTAATGAAGTTACCACACTGGATAGAAGCAAGCTGTGCAGGGTCGCACACAAATACAAGTTTGCAACCATAGCCGATTTTCTTCAGCAACCAAGCAACAACATCAACACTACACATAGTACATTCATCAATCAGCACTACGCCCTTGAAATTGATACAAGAATCTTGATTGTCGTCACATTCTTCTTCTCGATTGCCACTGCTCATAACAAAACGATGAATAGTAGAAGCAGAACGTCCAGTAGATTCAGCCAAACGTTTTGCTGAAATGCCAGTAGGCGTAAGTAGCAAATACTCAATTCCAATAGATTCCAACATACGAATTAAAGCCTTGGTACTGCTTGTTTTACCCGAACCGCCAGAGCCAGTAAGAATAGCTACGTTGTAGTCCCAAACATCATGCAGAATCTTCATCTGTTCGTCAGTACACTTAAAGCCGTCAATTTCTCTAAACTGCTCAAAGTCTGGCTTACCTACGATATTGTTGTTAAGAAAGATATTATCTTGCAATTTCAGTCTGTCTTTGATATGTTCAGCAATCAACTTTTCGGCTTCATAGGTAGTACGCAAAGACGAATAGCCAGTAGCGTCATCGTGATAAATAGATTCACAGCCGTTTACCACTTCATCAAGGTAAGCGCTTGCTTGTGGTACAACTTCTTGCGCCATATAGAATAAAACTTCGCCTTCGATACGAGTATCGCCTTCAAGTTCGTTCTGTTTGAGAATGTCAACACAAGCGTATTCGCAACGTAATTTACTGTCGATAAGTTCTGGCTTAATCTTCTTTATCATTTTATCAGCTTTGGCGAATGACCAACACAATACGTCACAATAAACATGATAAGGATTTTCATTGTATACTGACTGAAGCATCTCAGGGGTCTTGTATCTATTAGTCAGCATACTAATGTCGCCATCAGAAGTAATACCAAAGTTGGCGCAAGTTGGCACAAATAGAATGTTAGATAGATTGTTCTTAATCTTTTCTATATACTCTTTAATGCGAACTTCACCAACATTGTAAATTTTATGATGGTCAATTTCAGCTTCTTCTCCATTCAGTACCATCTGAATAAAGTGAGGGTATGCTTCATGCACACGCTGTGCTTGTACTTGTTTCATCATTGTAGTAAGGATAGCGACTTCTTTATCTTCATCCACTACAATTTCTTGATTCTCAACCCCAAGACCCACAAAGCCTACCAGCTTATAGCTTGCTGGATATTTAGCTTTAGCGTCAAGGGCAATGGTAATCTCTGCAAATTCGTCTACTCTTAAGCCAAACAAATTATCGCCTGAGATTGTGAAGTCGCCATATTTGTTAGTAACAAGTTCTGGGTAGTCCCCCATAGGGTGACATCCAAGCACTCGGAACTCACTAACATAATTGACATAAACTTCACGCTTGATTAAACATTTTACGTTAAATGCCATAAGTAAGACCTCCGTTCTTGCAATTATTGTACCACAGAACGAAGGTCTTGTCAAGCATTTTATTCGATTTTATTCTTCTTCTCGTCTAAATTGTTCAATCCAATCAATGTAATTCTTCCAGCCACACCGAGGGCAATAAGCTACACGATAATCTATAAGAGAGAACCAGTTATCTTTGACCTTCCAATCAACCATATCTTCATCGACTTCAAAAATCTTACGACAACCTTGACAGTTTACCTTTAGAATATCCATAATTATACCTCTTGGTCTATAATCTCGACAATCTCTTGCAAAGCGTCTAAAGCAGTTTGAGATTGACGCACTCTCCCAATTCCAGAAATACGCTGAACAATTTCCTTAATATCTATAAGAGCACGTTGAGCCGATTCAAGGTTTGCTTCATAAGATTCAAGTTCATACTTAGTAGCGTCTAAATCGTCTTGAACGTTAATAGGTTCTATGCAATTCTTGAGTTCTCCAAGAAAATCGCTACCCATATATTGATGAATATAATAGTAGCAATCTTCAAGGTCTTGAATAATTGCTTGACCACCATTCTTAATTGGTGTTACTGTCATTGTTTCACCTCCGTTCTTCTGTTCCATGCTTCAATTACTTTTTCAACAGCACTGGTTTTATAGCATTCACTATCCACCAAAATTTTAGAAGAAGCGCGACATTTAGTACAAAGTACTCTTACGCCGTCATTTACAAACAGCCTTGCTTCTCCACCACAAAAAGGACAAGATTTAAGTTCAATCATTATTAAATATATCCCCTATTCTTCTTTTTAGCTTCGATGTTTGCCATTACTTCTGATAATTCAAAAGCGTCTACGCAACAGTTCCAACTATCTGCACCAAACGAACGTAAAATACAGTTCTGGCAACATGATTGTTCTTCACAGAATGTGCCAATGGTTTCAATAGCTTCTAATAATTTTTTATTGCTGATTGCCATTTTCTTCATCTTCCTTAATCGTTACACGAAGTTCAACTATCCATCCATCTTTGCTCCGCAGTTGGGACAGTAGTTGAGCCAAACACTCTCGTTCCATTTGCCACATTCAGAGCAATACGGTTCATCAATTTCGTACCTTTCATCTACTCTGACACTATGCTTTTCTCCAAATTCATCATAGCCTTCGTATGTTCGGAAACCTCCTCTGTGTCGGTGTTTGTAGAGCCATCGACCATGCACCACTGGCGCAACATCAGAAACATTTTGGCATTCCTCCAAACACCTCAAAGCCTTACGAATGCCCCCACGCATCGACATACCATGTGTGTTTGGTTTTTCGAGCATAAGTTCATACGATGCGGCAGGAACAGTCAGTGGAATGCTGTCTCTGACTTCCAGCAACTTGTTCTTATATTCCTCGTAGTTAATCAATCTCAATATCCGCACCTCCGTCACTTATATCGCCATCGTCACAAAAACCATCTTGCTTCTTCATCTGCATACTGACAGAACAAAGTATAGCACCCGATGGGTTAATATATGCGTACTTGCAATCCTTGCATCGTATTACGGGTGTAACATCGGCAGTAGGAATATTATCAAGAAAATCTTGAATATCTTGTCTTGTCTTAAAAGCGCGTCTTGGTAATACTTCTGTTACTGCATCACATTCAATATCTACATATCGTGCCATGCTTATTCCTCCTTCGGCTCATAACCATATCTGTAACTTTGTAACTCCATTGTACCATCATCTTCATTGATTGTCAAGATTTTTTGTAGCTTATGTGGGAAGATACTATTCTTGTAAGACTTGACGCGGAATGTATCTTCGTTACGATAACCAGTAAGGACAAGACCTTGACCACGAGTAAACCAGCTTGTGTCCATTACGGCTTTTGTGCCGTCTGCGTGTTGTTCGCTAATCTGTTGTTTGTAGAATGGATAAGAGTGATTATCGAAACGAGCCTGTACTACATTGTTATTAGAATCAAGTACAGTAATAGTTGAATGAGCGTCATTACGCGCTATTACTGTACCCATAATTCGGCTAAGCTGATACTGTCGCCACTCACGTTTGCCGTATTTCTTAGTAACAAACACTGGCTCAGTAGGCAATTTATCAAACGTGGTAATATTGTATCTATCAGCGTCAATGCAAGCCAATTCATGCTCATTAGAATAATAAGATAGTGCTTCAAAACTCCAATGATTAACGTTCATGTTAGGCAACTTGTCGCGCATACGAGCCTTGATAGATTGTTCGTTATACATCTTTAGGAACTCTGGCTGGTTAATATAAGCCTTTAGTTCTTCAGTGACGTTCTTGAATAGCTTCTCAAGCGACTTATCCACAACAAGCGTTCTGCCTTCTTCGTCATACCACCAATCTACGTTCTCTTCAAGTTGACTACGGCACATTGAATCGAAGTAAACTAATGCTCGTTCGTCAAGCCAATAGATTTTCTTAGACTTAAACTTGGGATGATTGCCATAGAGGAATTGCTTTGAGCAAACGTATTTTTTGAAGGCAAGTGGCATGGTAAGGGTGTTGGGTAGCTTACAGCCAATGCGTTGTAATTCAGCCAAATTAGCAGTGGTAAGCGTTTGTTTGCGAGGGGTAGAAAGGGTGAAGTACGCTTGCATAACGCGCATACGGTCAGGACAGAACTCATTAAAACAGCCAGCCTTAATTAGTTGAATAAACTTGGATGGCGTGATAAGCGTACCTTGATATGAGTTGCGTGTATAGAAGTCGCGGAAAGAAGTGTAGGGGCGGTTTGCGATAATTTGTTGAGCAATTTCTGCGTTAATGGATGAGATACCACCTAAACCGAAAAGAATAGTGTTATCTTTTTCTCTTGGCGTAAAGTCCATATCTGAGCCATTGGCAGAAGGAGCACTAACATAGATATTAGATTGACGCATTTTATAGATGGCTTTAGCAATCTCTGAATAATCTGTACTACCCTTGCGTTCAACTTCTGATTCAACACCAGATGCTTCAGTAGATAGACAAGCGCAATTCCAATATACACGAGGATAGAAATAATTAAGGTTAAGTTCTTGCAAAGCAATAATTGAATAAGAATAGGAGTGTAATTGGGAGAAGGAATATCCCATACTTGCCGCAAATACGACATTCCAAATATAATCAAGGAATACTTCTCGCGTACCAATTTTACGTCCATATTCAAAAAATTGTTGCTTTGCTTCTTCTTGTAGCTTCGCTGACTTCTTTGCGATGGATTTACGAAGTTTATTACTTTCCTTCAAAGTATAGCCAGCTACACGTTTATCCATAGACAAACGCATAACTTTTTCCTGCGAATCTGCAAGACCATAAGCGTCTGAAAGATATTCCCACAGAACTGCGCGTTCTTCATCATTCAGTCCAAAGTTAATAGTATCTTGTACCCATGCTTCATGACTGTTTTTATAACAAATATAACGGTCAATAGGCGTTTCGTCTGCATTGTCTGGTTGTAAACGCAATAGACTATTAGCCGCAGACAAATCCATTACTGAGCGAGGTTTAGTTGCAGATAACGCTTTAGCCGAAATCGGGGTATCAAATTGAAACACAGAATAAATAGATGGTAGAATATCCCACATTTTAGCATCATTATATTCCAATACATCAGGGTGTAACCACTTATAATATGTTGCTTTAAGTGAGCCTTCCCATGTAATCTTACCATTTGCTAACAGATAGTCCATTGTTTTATGAATCTTATCTGCCGCAGAAACCGATAGCATATCCATCTTAACCAGACTTACGGCTTCGCTATCCCATAGGTCATAACAAGTGCTTAATGCTCCATCAGGTGAGCGAATAGCAGAAACATAATTAACATAAGGCTCGTTACAAAGTGTTACTCCTGCGGCGTGACGACCTCGATTAGTAATCAATCCTTCAAGACCAAGAGCAGATTCTTTAAGTCCTTCATATTTAGCCATTTCATTGACCATTTCAGTAATAGGTCGTTCTCCAAGTAAGCATTCCTTTAGACTTGCTACTTTACCACGGTTGACAGGAACAAGAGATTTAAGATAACCAGCCGTATCATTTCCGATACCCAATCCTTTACAAGCGCGTTCAATAGCTGTTTTTGCAGAAATCTTAGAAAAAGTAGTTACATTAAGAACCTTATCTTCTCCAAAGAACTCTTTCATTTTATTGACGATTGCTTTCTTTTTAGATGCTTCAGAATCGTTATCAATATCTGGAAGTTCCACACCTCTCATGTGATTTAAGTGTCGCCAAGACGGCATATAATCACCAAGAGGAAGAGGGTCAATTTGAGTAATTGAAAGCAAATAGCAAGTTTCAAAGCCAGCCGCAGAACCACGGGCGGGCATTGACAAACTGCCAGCGTCCCAAATCAGTTCAATAATTTCTGTCATCGTGCTGTAATAAGAAGGCATTGAAGTATGAAGTTGGTCACTGATAATTTTAAGTTCTTTCCATTCTTCGTTTAAGCGTTGAATGTAAGGCTCTACTTCCTTTCCACGATTTAGCACCTTGTCAATCAAACCTTGTTCAGCTTGATAGAAAAAATATCGTTCGTGGATAGGACGGTCAGCACTTGCATAATAACCAAAGTATTCATATTTATCATAATATGCTTTGAATTTGTGTCGAGTATGAAAAATCTTTGGTAGTTTGTCTAATGGAATTTGAGGGATAATAGGGTCATGTAGAATGTTGTATTCTTGCACTCTATCAGCAATCTCATCACTCCAAGCAAACATCTTATCAATTTGCTCATTAGTAAAGTCAATAAGTAAATATTCACGCAATTCTTGTTCGCTCATACAATACGCTGTTGCATAGAACGAGTCCACTTCTCTATCGCCTTCTTGTGAAAGCAGATAGGTCTTGTGAATAACTGCATCTTCTTTTCTAAGATAATGCGCGTCAGTTGTGGCGATAATAGGAATATTTGTCTTTTCATGCAGTTTCCACAACAAACGATTAACCTTGCTTTGGTCTGTATCGGCTTCGCTTGCTGGCTGTACTTCAAGATAAAAATTACCCTTACCAAAGATATACTGAAAATAATTGGCTTCTTCTACCGCTTGCTGAAAAGAACCTTGCAAAAGAAGTTTATCAATTACCGAACCTAAACAAGCGCTACTTGCTATTACATGACCACGATTACCACCAATCACTTCTTCAAGGTCGGTATAATACGTTGGTCTACGATAAATTTTACCTTGTTTCCATGCTCTTATCCATGCTCTTGTAGACAATTCACGCAGTTGCTTGTGACCTTCAGTATCAAGAGCAAGAAGAATAAAGTGATAATATGGTGTAGAGTTTGGTGTTTCACGGTTAAGCAAATCATCTTCTTCTTTAACAGCGTAAATCTCATTACCTAAACCAAGAGTAAATGGTCTATCTTTCTCCATAGATTGCCATTTCTTCAAGGCTTGAATATGACTACTGATACCTTCGTGTTCAGTAATACTGATACCACGCAAGCCAATATCATAAGCGTATTGAATCAAGTCTGGTAATCTATTTACCACATCAGGGAATCCAAGCATCGCATTGCTGTATTCCGAGTGTGTATGATTATTGTACACTTCTAACCCCTCCTTAAAACAAAAATGGGAATAGCTTTTCACTACTCCCATTCTATCACATATCTATTCACTTGTCAAGAAGTTCTTTTACCATCGACTTCAGTTCTTTAATTTCTTTCCTAAGTGCGTTGTATTCTTCCATAATTATTGCGTTTGATATATCTATTACTCTATCGTTAATCTGAATAAAGCATTGATACAAATTATTAAGATGACCTGTCCATACACGCTCATTTACCCAATCCTTTGTAGGAGCGTCTACGAATGACAAAACTATACAATATCTGTCATCATTACCCAAAGGATAAAAGTCTGTAATTTTTAACTTCTCCCCATCTTTAGAGATAAGAATATCACCGATGTGAATATCGTTTACATTCATACTGTCTCACCTTTGATTATTCCTTGTTAAGAAGTTCTAACGTCATTTTTCTAAGTTTGCGAAGTTCGTCACCACAAGCGTTCAATGCACAAAAAGCACTGTCAACTTTACGAGCAACTTTTTCATACTGCTTCATTACCTTTTCTTTGTCTGTATTCAATCTGTATTTGCCAATTTTAGTAAAACTCTTACTCAAATCATCAATATCGCCTATCCACGCATATTCAAAATGGCAACTTGTCATGTTTTCTTCCGTGTAATCATCATTAACTTGTAAACTAAGCCGAATTTGATTTTCTTTCGCATAAGTATAACCAGCGCTCAGAATTTTATATACAGTACCATCTTTGGCAACAGCAATACCGCCAACGCGAATATCGTTAAAGTTCATAATGTATGTAGCACCGCCCTATTCAACGTTTCTTTGATAGTTTTAACTTCTTCAGTCAGCCTAATAACTTGTTCTCGCAAAGCCTTGAAATCGCTCATACTAACCGTTTGCAGATTTTCACCACCAACAGACTCAAAGTATTTATACATATCTTTTTCAAGACCGTGCCATTCAATGCGCTTGCCAATATAATTGCCAAATCTATCGCCAGTATCGTCTGGCTTAATGCGAAGGTCATACCAAACTTCACCATGATGACTCTGCATCTCAACCTTGGTAACTGTTCCTTTTTTGCCTTGTAGAGTTTTAATTCCCATGCCTTCACGAATATTCATTGATTACACCTCCAACAGCTTATGCGTCAATGTCCAATTATAACGTCTTACTTCAGCACACTTCTTATTATATTCTTCTCGCGCTTTTTTGCTACGAGCATAATTGTCTGGATATTTAGGGTTCTTCATCAGCATTTCCTTATAACACTCGCTATCTACATATACCTTGCCGTCACGAACCCACAATTCCTTATCAGCAATGTTATCTACCTCTTTGAAAGCGTCCAGATACTTCTTTCTATCTATTGCACTAAAGCCTTTGCACTTCAAATATTGACACGCTTTACACATAGAATATTCTTCATCGGACAGTGCAAGTTCTTGTGCGGCACGAAACTGCCTATAAGCAATATACTTTTCACACTCTTCATAGGTAAAAAACATCTCATTCTCAGAACATCTAATACTATCAGCACGACTTTTGCCAAAGAATCCAGTGTCATGCGCTTGGAACTTCTCAGTAAGGATATAATCGTTGCCGTCTTTTTTAGCGTTTGAATCAACGTAGAATACGTTCTTGTAAGAAATTGGTACAAGCCAGCCCTTAACAAGATACTGATATACAACTTTTCTATTACGCCAGTTAATAATAGCCTTCTTGTTCTCAGGATAAGCCCAATGCTCTTCGCGCTCATAGGGGCAATGCGACTTGTAGGTAAATTCCTTTGCGCTGACCTTACAAGATACTTGTCCAATTTCATACCAAGGCTTACCATTGATATAAGTTTCAACGTTAGGTACAATACGTTTTAGACCTTCATCAGTTAAGTAAACGCACATTGGCTTAACATTGTCTTTAGTATAGTTAAAGTTGATTGCGTCATCACAAATATTAGGGATATAATAGATGTTCTTTTTTACGATTTCCATAGTTTTCACTCTCCTTATGTGACTATTGTATCACATCTCTAAAGAACCGTCAACATAAATTTCTAAAATGTTAATATCAAAAGCGATAGATTTTACACCATATTGACAATAATTGCATCTACCTATTTCTTTTTGAAACTCATATACAAGCCCTGAAAATACACATTTATTGTTTTCTTCAAAAACTTCAATATAGGTATCACCAGCGATTTTTTCTATCAACTCGTATAAGGTGAACATACCAACCAATCCTTTCTTTAGCGGTGTCAAGATTTTTAGTCAATATAAATTTTGAAAATAGGTCGAATACGCCAATCTGTACTTAAACCTATATGCTCTACAAAATGGCTGGCAAACACAGCTTGATAGTCTACACTCTCAAGAATCTTTTCTTTTGTATCGTCAAACAAAAGACCGCTTGTTCCGTAAATTTCAATATTATTGTTGCCTTCAAATAGCGCAAGCAATTCACTTAATCTGAGCACATCAATCAACCTTCTTTAAGTTTCCATAGAATATTATATTTGTCAGCCAATTTATTAAGAACCGCTCGTTCTGCACAAGAAAAATTTTTAATTGGCTGGACAAAGTAAAAATAATTGTGTGGCAATACAAAGGTAAAACATTCAATCTTTGAATACAGTACAAATACACCAGTAGGAATTTCTTCATCACACTTTACACAATACCCTGCAATATTTGCACTGAGATTATTGCCCCATTCTCTCAGTCCAAGTTGCTTTTTTATATCAGGGTTGCATAAAACTTTTGGTTTCCACCCTTCGTTAATAATTTGAAATGTCTGTAATGCCTTGATAAAATGGTTTAATTCAAATTTCTTTTGAGGAAGAAATACATCGTGCAATACCATTGGAAACATCACATCAATCAATCCTTTCTTCAAAATTATTCTTCCACAATAATTTCAAAATAATTCTTTTCTCTGTTAAAGCTAAGTGAGCAGACTTCTTTATTCTTAACCTGTTCCTTACCAATCCAATAAAATTCTTCAACGTTACCAATATATAAAGACACGTTTGGCTTCTCTCTGTCAAAAATTTCAATATTTGCACGCGCAGGTAATACAAATATTAACTCTAACAATTTCACTTCAGTCAATCCTTTCTTCAGCCGTGCCAAAGTCAGTGGTGTAAACTACCCTTTTAACGCCCAAACTCTTAATCATCTTCATGCACCCAGCGCACGGTCTTGCCATGCCATTTTCACCATCACATTTTCTCTTACGAGCAATGTATACCGTTACTTTAGACCACTCAATTTCTTCGTTAAGTAGTGGGGCAAGCGCGTGTATCTCTGCGTGAAGATAATGCGGTTTATCATCTTCTGGGAAACGCTCTCTATTATATTTCTTCTGCAAGGGATGGGTCTTGCAAGTGTTGAATGCTGTGTTAAGCACCGTATTCTTCTGTGCCACTACACAGCCCATATGGTATCTGCCATAGTCACTACAATCAGCAATAGACAAGGCATGAGCCAGCATTTTTTTATCGTTCTTGTTCATATCAACTCAACCACTTGATTACACTACACAAGAAAAAGACCCAAAGGATGATGGTGGACAGAGAAGTAAAAATAATAATGCTCCAACTTTTATAGTAATAATATTGCCATTCATCAAGAATTGTCCGCACCGCATTCACTGTCATAAAAATCATTCCACATAAAGTAAAAACAAAAGTAGCAAACATTTATAATTTCACCTCACAATTAGCATACAAAAAGGATAACCCATGCAACCATGCACAGCAGAACAATATACCATTCAATCCAATTCCCCCAGAACAGTACAGGTGTTTGGTGCTTTCTAAGCCAATACTTCATATCTTTATATACATTGTATGAACTAAGACCAAAAGCAAGCAAAAGAATTGGAACAACAGCCCAACGAATAAACTCTACAAAAACCTTATCACTACCCATTATGTTCACTCCCAATCAATCAGCACTTCGATATATCTCATTCTACACTGGCCATTCGGCACATCACCAGATACGACCTTATATCCCTTTTGCTCAAGTGCTCTCATAAGTCGCTGTTCAGCCAATACAGAAATGAGGTTAGCATTGTACACGATACGAGGATTGACTGCTTGTGCATCGTTAATTCGCTTCATCATTTCAATGTGCATAGTGCTCTTGAGATAAGAATAACCGCTTACGTCCTTAAAACCCTGCTTACCCTTAGATAGATTGTTAAAGATACCGATGTTCTTGCGAATCATCTTCATATATTCTTCCTTAGTCGGAAGTACATTATAACTGTTTGCCATGATTATCTCCTTATCCCTTAAAATAAATAAATGTAAATACCATACCTAAGAACGAAAGAGCAAAAGGAACAACGCATACTGCAACTTCTTCACGGCTGAGTCCCACCGCTTTAAGTATGGTCATATAAACAAAGATAACGCCCATAACTATCATTCCAATAATTACGTTTCCCATTACTTATTCCTCCACCTTTACAATAAGACTTTCCTCAACAAGCCATGTATGATTACCCGAAGTGCCGCTATCTTCACCCCAATTTACGAGAACCATTTTTTTATCCCTCGTTGTCATCACTACTTCACCAATTACTGTACAGTCGGGATAGAACTCAGGGGAAACAATGTGTGCTACATTGCTCTTCATATGCACTTTATCGCCAGCACAAAATCGAATTTCCATATTTATTCTCCTTTATTTACGTTCAACATAATAGTTCATACCTGCTCTAAAAGATTCAATCAACAAATTCTTAATGATTTCTTGTTCTTTTGCGCTGAAATTCTTTAGGACATTATCGTTAATGTTCTTTTCAATATAGTCCCATGACTTTGCTTTAGGTAATAAAACATAAGGCTTTAATTTCTCTTCATCACACCAATGATTAAACTTTTCTCCTGTGACGAAATAATCATATCCACGACCATCATAGCTTACTTGGGTAACAATTCCCAGCGGAATTTTTGAGCGTTCTGACACTTCTTTGGTTACTTTATCGCCAATCTTAAACTTTGCCTTCATAAAAACAACCTCCTTAAATTAGCCAAAAAGATAGTACACAGTAACAAGAGAAGTTACAAAATACATAATTAAGACGTATCCAAAAATAAGCGCGTATTCTGAAGTAATAGCTAAATATAACAGCACCGCAAAAATAATAGTCCATAGCGTAATACCCAACGAAACCATAATAATTGTACCTACCATAAAAAAACAACCTCCTTTGTTTATGTATCAATGATACCACATAGGAGGTTGTCTGTCAAGGGATTTTATGAAATTTTATTAAAAGCCATATATAGAAATATCATATTCTATAGTAGCACTCCATTGATAATTACTACCCACTTGATGTGAAGAAAAATAACAAGGATATTGAGTACCTCCCACAGAAGAACTTACATTGTTATATTGCCAATCTGAATTTCTCCTATAAGCAAATGCACTACCTACCATTATTGAACCACTTCCAGAAGTCGATAGTAATATACCATCGTTTACTCCATAACCTGTTACTTGATTTCCCAACGAAGTATATATAGATGATAAAGTGCCGTTTATATAAATATTAAATTTTATCAATAGCAAAGAATATTCATTATCTACTGGAAAAGAATAAATATTGCAATCTGTTCTATTATATTTTTTGTTTATTGTCCCCGTTTTGTGGTCGAGTAACGACAATGAAACAGAAGATGCTTCTGCTGAACCTTCTTTCATTACCTTGGCGTTCATGCTACCACCCCGCTTTCGGAGTTTAGCCAATTCCCCAGAAGTAAAACGTTTGGTCTGCATTGCTTTGAATATGGAAAGAAATTGTTGTGTCGTCCCAAGATACTCTTGTCATTATCAAAATAGGAGTGCTCGTTTCGATAGAATAAACATCCTTTGTTCCTTCGCCCGCTACAGCATGAAGAGGTGAATCGTTTCGATAACGGACACTTACTAAAAGAAGAATAGGGTGAAAAGAAAATGTTGCTGAATATGTTCTGCTGTCGTAATACGCCGAAACGCTTGTAAACTCCGAGCGCAGACCGCTG